ATGTTAGTTAGTAAAAGCAACGGATTTAACGCTAGCGCAGTTTTGGGTAGTGGAAGTTATAATGAAAATAAATCTTCTAAACACATGGAGCTACTAGCTCATAGTATTTTAAAATTAATTTGTAAGGAAGCTGCATCAGAGACGTATCGCGGTGCTCTTGAAACTTTACAAAAAATGATGTCTGAATGTATATATCAAGAAGGCAACGCCTTTGTCATTATGGGAGCTGGAGAACAATTAAAACGTATTAAATATGAAGTTGGTGAAAATAACTTAAAGGTATTCAACGTACACTTTAATAATAATCACGAGTTAGTTAGTTCTGGTGAGCCTGACGTAATATGTTTAAGCAAGCAGGTCTGGGAAAATCTTCTCATTAAACTAAAGCTGGAAAACAATGAAAATGTGTTTTCTGAAACTAAAAAATTATCGAATAAAAATAATGCCGATCAGTTTTTTGAATGCGCTAAAAGAAATGAACAGAACCTTTTCGATAATATAAGAAAAAGTGATTTTCATGTTGGTTTACTTAAGCCAAGTAGTACGCGTAGTGTTATTTTAGAAACGCCGCCAAATGTCTGTATGGAATCACGTAATTCATATGAAAACAAAATAGATGAGATTTCATCTTTGTCAGAGTCAAAGGAACACCCCATAGATATTCAAGAAAAAAAAGATGCGTTTGTGAATGAGTTCAAGGGGATATTATTTGATAAAAATGGAAGGTCTTCAGAGTTTCTACTTAATTTTTATGAATGTTGCTATGAGTTTTTACCAAGAGCGCAGCCTCAGGATAAAATCGAAAGCTATAATTCAGCACTGCAAGCTTTCTCCATCTTTTGTTCATCTACGTTGATACATAATAATATAGGCTTTGATTTCAAATTATTTCCAGAAGTCAAACTGTGTGGGGAAAATCTTGAAACGGTATTCAAATATAAAAATGGCGATGATGTCCGGGAGATAGCCAAAATTAACATTACTCTCCAAAAAGAAGAGGATGGTTTATATAATTTAGGTGGATTGGATTTTAAGGGATGCTTCTTTTCTGGACAGAACTTCAGTAACTATGATATTCAATATGTGAACTGGGGAACGTCATTGTTTGATCTTGATACTCCGTGTATTTTTAATGCGCCTGCTTACAACAAGAGTAATGAAAAATCATTAAAACCTGTGAGCGAAAACGGTTTAAGTGGAGTCTTGACTGATCGTAATAATAAAATAAAACTCATCACGGGCGTGGCACCATTCGATGATATTTTATTTATGGATGATGACTTTGATGATAGTTCCTCTGAGGATGATCCCGTTGAGAATAGTCCTGTTGTGACTAGTCCCGTTGTATCAAGTTCTAAAAGCAGTTTTCAATGATTAATAAATGGCTATTTTTACAAAGAGATAATAACGTAGATTGAAACAATATGTATTATTGATTGATTAAACGGGATTATTTTTTACACTACAACCATTTTGCTGCCACTACCAAAGAAAAAGGGGCTACGCTTTCACGTAACCCCTTGATTTATTTGTTGAGCTGGCGGTGTCTGAATTGGTGCTGTAATTGGTTGAAATATTTATTCTAATGTCTGGTTCAACTTTCCTTAGCTGCCTGAAAGTTTTTTTGATCTTACCCATCAATAATAGGGTTACGGTACACCACGCCTGACTGATGAACTGCGTGCTCAGGGTTACCTCTTCAACGTAAAACCGTGGCAGGAGGTCCGGACTGAAAAAACTGCTCAGGACATTATCGGCGGTGGACGCACGGGTAGTCTGTAAACCGAACCGACTGGGGCGCAGTATGTGGCATCTTGTCGTGCTGTTGGAGGAGCTGTGCAAACGTGGTATTAACTTTCGTGCTCTGGCCCAATCTATATTTGCCCAACAATGGGGGGACGAATGCTGTAAAAGTAAAAGAATCTGCGATCTCAAAGTTATTGTGTGATTTTTATGTGAGCAGAAGATATTCATCAGAAACGATTATGTAAATCATTTTATTTTGCCGACGACCTGATTGTCGAAAGAAAAGAATACCCCCGTATTCCCTGAATAGATTGACTTTTTTATCCAACCATACTTCAGCGCACTGCGTTTAAAAAATGCTTCTTTCTTATGTGGAATATCATCATTTCATCATGATGTCTTTGATGAGCGGTGAACACAATACACTTGCGCTGTCTCTTCAGGATGAATCCCCTGGTCTGGTGCCTGTGGGCTGATGTTGCAGCAGAGCTAAGGTCGCTTAAACGCTACTCAGTATTCACTTTTCAGAGGATGAAATTTATGAACAGGACCAGTCCCCATTATTGTCGCCGCTCAGTACTTTCCTTATTGATATCTGCCTTGATATATGCCCCGCCCGGTATGGCGGCCTTCACTCCTGATGTTATTGGTGTGGTAAACGATGAGACTGTAGATGGCAACCAAAAAGTGGATGAACGAGGTACAACAAATAACACTCATATTATCAACCATGGCCAGCAGAATGTTCATGGCGGGGTATCTAATGGAAGTCTTATTGAATCTGGTGGATATCAAGATATAGGAAGTCATAACAATTTTGTGGGGCAGGCTAATAATACAACCATTAACGGTGGCAGACAGTCAATTCATGACGGGGGTATTTCCACAGGTACGACAATCGAGAGTGGCAATCAGGACGTTTATAAAGGGGGTATCAGCAATGGAACGACAATTAAGGGCGGTGCTTCACGCGTAGAGGGAGGGAGTGCGAATGGAATACTCATTGATGGTGGTAGCCAGATAGTAAAAGTTCAAGGGCATGCTGATGGTACAACGATAAATAAGTCTGGCTCTCAGGACGTAGTACAAGGAAGTCTGGCAACGAACACAACCATAAATGGTGGTCGACAGTATGTTGAACAGAGCACAGTAGAAACAACAACCATTAAAAATGGCGGTGAGCAAAGAGTATATGAGAGCCGTGCGCTGGACACGACGATTGAAGGCGGAACTCAGTCTCTGAATAGTAAGTCAACGGCAAAAATTACGCAGATCTATTCTGGTGGCACGCAAATTGTTGATAACACCAGCACCTCGGATGTTATTGAAGTTTATTCCGGTGGCGTGCTTGATGTTAGTGGTGGTACGGCAACAAATGTTACCCAGCACGATGGTGCAATTTTAAAAACAAACACTAACGGTACGACGGTGAGCGGTACGAATAGTGAAGGTGCATTCTCCATCCACAATAAAGTGGAAGACAATGTGTTGCTGGAAAATGGAGGCCATTTAGAAGTATCTCATTCCGCAAACAAGACGATTATTAAAGATAAAGGAACAATGTCAGTTTTAACGAATGCTAAAGCTGATGCGACCCGAATAGATAATGGCGGGGTTATGGATGTTGCAGGAAACGCGACAAATACCATAATTAATGGTGGCACACAGAATCTTAATAATTATGGCATAGCCACAGGCACCAATATCAACAGCGGAACGCAAAATATCAAAAGCGGTGGGAAAGCTGACACAACAATTATATCCTCCGGGAGCCAGCAAGTTGTTGAGAAAGATGGTACGGCAATTGGCAGCAATATTAGCGCCGGAGGCTCGCTGATTGTCTATACCGGCGGTATTGCACATGGGGTTAACCAGGAGACGGGCAGTGCTTTAGTTGCCAACACGGGCGCAGGGACTGATATTGAAGGATACAACAAGCTCTCTCACTTCACTATTACCGGAGGGGAGGCTAATTATGTTGTGCTGGAAAATACCGGCGAACTGACGGTAGTGGCTAAAACCTCGGCGAAAAATACTACCGTTGATGCTGGCGGTAAGCTGATTGTCCAGAAGGAGGCTAAAACAGATACCACCAGACTTAATAATGGTGGCGTTCTGGAGGTTCAGGACGGTGGTGAGGCTAAGCATGTTGAGCAACAATCCGGCGGCGCATTAATTGCTTCCACAACTTCCGGAACCCTTATCGAAGGAACCAACAGTTATGGTGATGCTTTCTACATCAGGAATTCAGAAGCTAAAAATGTAGTGCTGGAAAACGCTGGCTCATTAACAGTCGTCACTGGTTCCCGGGCAGTTGATACGATTATTAATGCCAACGGCAAAATGGATGTTTATGGAAAAGATGTTGGCACTGTACTTAATAGTGCTGGCACCCAAACAATATATGCCAGTGCCACTTCTGATAAAGCAAATATCAAAGGTGGCAAGCAAACGGTATATGGTTTAGCCACTGAGGCAAATATTGAAAGTGGTGAACAAATTGTTGATGGTGGGTCAACTGACAAAACGCACATCAATGGCGGCACACAAACCGTTCAGAATTATGGTAAGGCGATCAATACCGATATCGTCTCTGGCCTACAACAAATTATGGCAAACGGGATAGCGGAAGGTTCCATTATTAATGGGTGTTCACAGGTAGTTAATGAGGGCGGTCTGGCTGAAAACTCGGTGCTTAATGACGGCGGCACACTCGATGTGCGGGAGAAAGGCAGCGCAACGGGGATACAGCAGAGTAGCCAGGGCGCTTTGGTTGCAACCACCAGGGCGACGCGGGTCACAGGAACACGCGCGGATGGCGTCGCGTTCAGCATCGAGCAGGGTGCGGCGAACAATATCCTGCTGGCAAATGGCGGCGTGTTAACCGTGGAGTCAGACACCTCTTCTGACAAAACACAGGTCAATACGGGCGGACGGGAGATCGTCAAAACAAAAGCCACTGCGACAGGCACGACGCTCACCGGCGGCGAACAAATCGTCGAGGGGGTGGCGAATGAGACAACGATTAACGACGGCGGAATACAAACAGTTTCAGCTAACGGAGAGGCAATAAAAACAAAGATCAATGAAGGCGGTACGCTGACAGTTAACGATAATGGCAAAGCGACAGATATCGTCCAGAACAGCGGTGCCGCTCTCCAGACGAGCACGGCTAACGGTATTGAAATCAGCGGTACTCACCAGTACGGCACTTTTTCCATTTCCGGCAATTTAGCGACCAATATGTTGCTGGAAAATGGCGGTAATTTATTGGTATTAGCAGGTACCGAAGCTCGCGACTCCACGGTTGGCAGCGGTGGAGCCGCCAACGGCAGTTATCGCAGCTACGGGCTGGGCGGTCACATTGAAACCGGGATGCGATTTACCGATGGTAACTGGAACCTGACGCCGTATGCATCGTTAACGGGGGTTCACCGCTGATAACCCTGAATATCATTTATCCAATGGCATGGAATCGAAATCAGTCGATACCCGCAGTTTATATCGTGAACTGGGTGCAACGCTGAGTTACAACATGCGTCTGGGGAACGGTATGGAAGTTGAGCCGTGGCTGAAGGCGGCTGTGCGCAAAGAATTTGTCGATGATAACCGGGTGAAAGTGAATAGTGACGGTAATTTCGTCAATGATTTGTCGGGCAGACGTGGAATATACCAGGCAGGTATTAAAGCCTCATTCAGCAGTACGTTAAGCGGGCATCTTGGGGTGGGGTATAGCCATGGTGCCGGTGTGGAATCCCCGTGGAACGGGGTAGCTGGTGTGAACTGGTCGTTCTGACCATCAACGAAAAAGCCCACATCTGTGGGCTTTCATGTCACCAGGAGCCGCGGCTCCTTTGCGTATCCTTTTATGTCTCTTCACCGTCTGGTCGGTGTCCTGCTGAGACTGCTAACTTCCTGTTTTTATTGGTGTTGTCCTTATACCGTCCAATCATGATTGGCTGGCGGAGTTTGAATAAATATTGTATTGCTTTGATTTTTAATGATTTTGTTTAATTCAGTTTTTGTGCGTATACCTAATCGTATACCAATGGCTGTAAGTTAATGTGAAATGAAAGCGCATTTTTACTTGGATTGATGCTATATCGTACAGGAAAAAAATTTTTTTTCGGAAGAACTGTTCACACTGTTCACCTTTCTGTTTTTTCCTTTTATTTCAGTTGGATAGGTGGTGAATAATGGGTGAAGGGTGAACATTCGATTCTTCACCTCCGGCATTCTGCCGGTGTGACTCATACCGGCGATTAATCCTCCGCACTGAAAATCACACAGGAAGAAAAAAAGTTTTTTTTGATTTGATTGTTCACACTGTTCACCTTTCGTTTTTCTCTTTTGATTTCAGTGTGATAACGGGTGAACATACGGTGAAGGGTGAACACTGGATTGTTCACCTTCGGGGGATTCAGGGATGAAAAAAGACCGGCAGATGCCGGTCAGATGAGTCATGATGGTCAGGTTGTTGCAGGGTCGTCACATTTTGGCAGCCAGTCGCCGTAGCTTTCCTCTTTCAGCGTCAGGTTGGTCTGTATCCCCTGTTTGGTATGGCGCTTCTCGTAATTCAGTCCGTATTCCTTCAGCATCACCGGCAGCCCCAGCCCGAACATTTTCAGACTGAGTACATTCCGGTAGCCGTTTGCCTCCATGTAGGCCAGATAGGCGTGATAGAGGTATTTACGGTAATTACGCGGGATGATACTGGCGTTCCCCATATACATGCCGCTGGTCTGCGGCAGGGTTTCCAGATAGCCGATAAAATCAAACGTCGGGTCGGCATCCCGTTTGATGTTCAGTGCCTCGTCTGAGTTCTGCTGGGACTGAAGCAGTGACCGGGCGAGCATCGGGTCGCTGAACTTCTGCATCAGGTGACGCACGATGACCGCCAGCTCGCGGGTGATTTTGTCCTTAAGCTGCGGGTCGCGCTCCTGCGGGGCTATCTGTTCCGGGAAGTGAATAATCACCCGCCGGCGTGACACGCCGCCGCTGCGGTCGGTGAAGCGCATCGGGTTATTGTTCACGGCCAGAATTACCGCCGGGATGTGCGTGGAGTACGCATCCCGGTATTTCGGGTCAACGGACACCGCATCGCCGCCGGTGATGGCCTTGAGTCCGGCTCCGTCGCCGCTCCATTTTTCCTGGTCCGGCAGGCGTATCAGTGAGAAGCCAGTTAACGCGGCACGTTCACGCGGGGATTCCAGCGTCTCGATGGTGGCCGACGTGGCGTTATCCTCACCAGCCAGCAGGGTGGCTATTTCGGCCATGATACTTTTGCCGCTGCCGCCGGGACCGGTCACCTCCAGAAAGAGCTGCCAGTCGTAGCGGTTTGCCAGCACCATAAACAGTGCGGCCAGAATCACGTCGCGTTTTTCCGCACGGCCACCGGCGGCACGGTCAAGCCAGCGCCAGAACGCGGGGGCGTGGGTCTCCAGTGTTTCACCGTCCACCGGCGGGGTGAAATCCACATCGCACAGGGTGCGCATCCAGTGTGACGGACTGTGCGGGTGGAACGTGCCGTTCTGCGTGTCGAGCACGCCGTTACGAAAGCCAATCAGGCGGCGGGAGGGGGCTTCCTGCTGCGGAATAATCAGCTTCAGGGTGTCCACCACGGAGGCCACCTTCCCGGAGGAGAACGGCGCGCGCAGACGCTGAAACAGCCCGGCCACATCCCGGGCAAAGTCCTGTGGTGGCAGCACCTTCCAGACACCATTTTCATAGCGGGACAGAAGCTGGCCGTTGGCATCAACCGCGAGCGCCTCGCCGTAATGCTCATAGATACGCATGGCCTTTTCGCTGGTACTCATGGCGGAAAACTCCGCTTCGCTCATGGTGTCGAACGGGCTTTCAGCCGGTGGCCGGATGGCATCGTAAATGGCCTTACGGGTGGCCTCCCCGCCGTACTGCGTGAAGGCATCATTCCAGTCACCGAAGACCGGCGGCAGGGCAACAACGCCCTCACACGCATCTGCGGCTGCGGCGGCTTTTGTCTGGCCGTCACCGCTGAGGTCACGGTCTGCGGCAAGGACAATCTGACAGGCCGGATACTTCTGTCGGGCAAGGCTGGCCAGAGAAAGGAGGTTCACGGAAGAAAGCGCCACCATCACCGTTTCACCGGTCAGGTGATGCACGGTAAGTGCGGTCGCGTATCCCTCCGCTATCCACAGACGTTTTCCTGCCTGATTCTGTCCTTCAAGGGTGTGACAGGTGCCCCTGACCTGTCCGCCTTTCAGGGTGCGCTTACGGCCGTCAGCACTGATTAACTGAAGGTTAACCAGTTCGCCGCTGTCGTCATACAGTGGCACCACAAGGTCACCGGCGCGCCAGCTCACGCCACCGGCTCTGTGTGTGCCGGTCAGCATCCGGCATTCCCGGCCGGGAAAGCCCTTGCGGGTCAGGTAGGCGTTACCGGTTCCGGGACGGGTTTTTGCCATCAGGGTTTGTGCCAGTGCGGCGGCGTTCTTCCGGGCGGCTTCTGTTTCAGCACCGGCGGCGGCCGTCACTGCCGGGTCAGCCGGGGGCAGGCAGCCGGTCACGGCAGCCACCTTTGCGGCCGCGTCGGACGGGGAAACACCAAACACCTTTTCAACCAGTTTCAGGCCGTCACCGGCACCACACTGATTGCAGTACCAGGTGCCACGCCCCTCCCTGTCATCAAAACGGAAGCGGTCACTCCCGCCACAGACCGGACAGGGCTGATGACGGTTCTTCAGCACCTGAATCCCCAGCGCCGGGAGAATACGCGGCCAGTGGCCGAGCGCATGGCTGACGGTGGCGGTTACGTTCATTTTCATGGTGTTGTTCTCCTTCAGTGCAGTACCGGCGCTTTTATGTGACGGGCACAGAGTTCATCCATCACAACCAGCCCGAGAAAGGACAGCGACGGCGCGGCCTTCAGGGGGCCGGATTCCATTAAATCTTCCAGCAGGGCACAGGCTATCTGACGCCCTTTTTCCTCACCGTGCTGGCGCAGATAAAAGCCTTCCAGCTCAGCGGCGATGGCCGCCTCCAGTGACTCAAGGGTGAGATGCGGGTAGCGGTGCTGACGTTCGCACACGGTCAGCCAGGCACAGGCGACAGCGCGACGGTAAAGGGCAGCGCGTAAGACGGGCGGTAAGGGTGTTTTCATTTGTTTTCCTCCCTGTGACAGATGACTGCATTCCGTGCCGGTTGCATTAACTGATAAGGCATATCTGCGTCTCCTGAAGACGTGCGTATCCCTGCGCGAATACGCACATTTAATTTTTCGGGTATCGTTTTTTAATTACAGATAATTGCGGTAACTGTTATCCGGGGTGATTTCCGGGTCAGGCTCCGTGCGGGGAATTTCCCGCCATTCCCGCGCCACCGGTGCCGCCCGGCTGGCCGGAACAGTGTCCTGCGGGTAAATATCCAGATATTTCTCCCGCCATTTCTGTAATTCCGGGTCTCCGGCCATTTCTTTCAGTACCGCATGCCGGTTTACGGGGCTGCGTTTAAACAGGTCAGGACGGTCACAGGTAAATTCCCGCAGAAAACGCCCCAGCGGGATGTCTGTGGTGCGCCCGTCATCGAGGATACGCACAAGGATACTGAATTTACGGCGGTACGGGTTCCAGACAATGTCCGGGCAGCGGTACGGCATTTCCCACGGAATACCGTCTTCCAGAATGCCGACCACGGCCACATCGGGAAAACCGGCAGAACGGTAAATCTCACCGGGCTGGGGAAAATCAAACATGCGTCCTGTCTCCCCGGTCTTTCTGCTGGGCGAGAAAATCGCGGCACAGGCCTTTGGCTTTCAGCTCATTCAGCACAAAATCAATATCTTCATTCAGGTAGCTGAAAATATGCGGAATGTAGAGCTGATGCAGGCCGGAGAGTTCACGGTGAATCAAATCACCCCCAACAAACTGGGATACGGCGCTGGCGCGGTTGAGCTTATGGTAAGCCTCAATGCTGAGGTGTTCACGGGCGTCATGACGTGCTGAGACGGTCTGAGGGGCTTTTTTATTACGCACGGGACACCTCCACCACCGGCAGACGGGCAGCAAGGGAGAGCACATAGTCACGGACAAGGGAACGGCGGGCGCTGCGTTCATCACCGGCGACGGTGCGAAGCATGCAGATACGGGGATGACGGTCTGCGCGACGGACAGCCGCAAACACAAAGACAAATTCAGGGTGTGAGGGGGTAAGGGTTGTAGCCATAAGGCAGCCTCCTTCGAGTAGCAAATAACTGCTATCGCCGGAGTTCTCACGCTCGATGGCGATAGCCCAGACGGGGGTGAGAATACCGGCCTCGAAGAATACCGGCCAGCCCGGAGGCTGCCCCGCCTGAGCTACCATTGACTCAGTGGCATAACATGCGATTGCGAACAGGATCATACCTGCACGGCAAACCACACGCCACACCATAATCTGGCGCTCTGTGGCGTTGATTGCGACACAAAAAAAGACGCATGGCGCGTCATATGTCGCCTTCGAGTTACACGGGTTCTCACGCCCGGCTGCCGATTTTGCGGCAGCGGAAAAACTATATCCGCAAATGCCGGAAAAAGGCAAGCCAGAAAAAGGGACTTTTTGCAGAACAGGCATCATCATGCGTCGTACCCCCGTTTGCGTCCGGCAATGCGGCCGGCCATCCATGCGGTGACTTCAGAGTGCAGCCAGGCCACATTTTTACCGCCAAGACTCACCTGCGGCGGAAATTCCCCCTTACGGATGAGTTCATAGATGGTCGAGCGTGACAGGCCGCACAGGTGCATCACTTCCGGAAGACGTAAAAAACGCTCCTGTGTGATGTCCGGCAGCGGCATCAGTGGCGTCACAGGGGCGGGAGACGGGGAAGAAAAAACAGCTTGCATCGGGCTACCTCGTTAATGTCCATACAGCACCGGATAAGTCCGTCCGGCTTCGGGTAGCGCTTTATTTTGTGAATATTTTCAGCAGACGCAACAGGGGGGATTTGTTCCGGCAGCCTTACAATGGTTGTGTGTTTTTTGTTCATTTCCACTTAAAGTCATTTAAAGCCACTTAAAGCAATTTGTAATTTTTATAGTGAAATACAAATCGTTTCTTCTTATTCATTCCCGGCGAATTAATAAAAACAAACAGTAGTAAACAGCACAAAAAGTCCATGAGCGGGTGAACAGTGGTGAACAGACGGTGAACAGTCATTACTGCGATTGTTCATCCTTTAACTTACTGTATTACTTATCTTTTTTATTAAGGTGAACAGAGGTGAACAGTAAAATATAAAAAAACAAACAGTAAGCCGGTTTTTCCTGCGACCTTTTCCTGGCTTGCCGGTGTGAGGATGAGTCTCCTGTGTCAGGGCTGGCACATCTGCAATGCGTCGTGTTGCTGTCCGGTGTACGTCACAATTTTCTTAACCTGAAGTGACGAGGAGCCGGAAAATGTCTGACCACACTATCCCTGAATATCTGAAACCCGCACTGGCACAACTGGAAAAGGCCAGAGCCGCCCATCTTGAGAACGCCCGCCTGATGGATGAGACCGTCACGGCCATTGAACGGGCAGAGCAGGAAAAAAATGCGCTGGCGCAGGCCGACGGAAACGACGCTGACGACTGGCGCACGGCCTTTCGTGCAGCCGGTGGTGTCCTGAGCGACGAGCTGAAACAGCGCCACATTGAGCGCGTGGCACGCCGGGAGCTGGTACAGGAATATGACAATCTGGCCGTGGTGCTGAATTTTGAACGCGAACGCCTGAAAGGGGCGTGTGACAGCACGGCCACCGCCTACCGGAAGGCACATCATCACCTGCTGAGTCTGTATGCAGAGCATGAGCTGGAACACGCCCTGAATGAAACCTGTGAGGCGCTTGTCCGGGCAATGCATCTGAGCATCCTGGTACAGGAAAATCCGCTCGCCAACACCACCGGCCATCAGGGCTACGTCGCACCGGAAAAGGCTGTCATGCAGCAGGTGAAATCATCGCTGGAACAGAAAATAAAACAGATGCAAATCAGCCTCACCGGCGAGCCGGTTCTCCGGCTGACCGGACTGTCAGCGGCAACACTCCCGCACATGGATTATGAGGTGGCAGGCACACCGGCACAGCGCAAGGTGTGGCAGGACAAAATAGACCAGCAGGGAGCAAAGCTTAAGGCCAGAGGACTGCTGTCATGATTTACTGCCCGTCGTGTGGACATGTTGCTCACACCCGTCGCGCACATTTCATGGACGATGGCACCAAGATAATGATTGCACAGTGCCGGAATATTTATTGCTCTGCGACATTTGAAGCGAGTGAAAGCTTTTTCTCTGACTGTAAAGATTCAGGAATGGAATACATTTCAGGCAAACAGAGATACCGCGATTCACTGACGTCAGCCTCCGGCAGCATGAAGCGCCCGAAAAGAATGCTTGTTACCGGATATTGTTGTCGGAGATGTAAAGGCCTTGCGCTGTCAAGAACATCGCGGCGTCTGTCTCAGGAAGTCACCGAGCGTTTTTATGTGTGCACGGATCCGGGCTGTGGTCTGGTGTTTAAAACGCTTCAGACCATCAACCGCTTCATTGTCCGCCCGGTCACGCCGGACGAGCTTGCAGAAAGCCTGCATGAAAAACAGGAACTGCCGCCAGTACGGTTAAAAACACAATCATATTCGCTGCGTCTGGAATGAGGGCTGCCGGTTAACACCGGCCGTCGCCGCACACCGTATTTTTATTCTTCAGCATGATGAGAAAGAGATAACGATGGAAAGCACAGCCTTACAGCAGGCCTTTGACACCTGTCAGAATAACAAAGCAGCATGGCTGCAACGCAAAAATGAGCTGGCTGCGGCCGAACAGGAATATCTGCGGATTCAGTCAGGAGAAGGCAGAAACGTCAGTCGCCTGGACGAATTACGCAATATTATCGAAGTCAGAAAATGGCAGGTGAATCAGGCCGCCGGTCGTTATATTCGTTCGCATGAAGCCGTTCAGCACATCAGCATCCGCGACCGGCTGAATGATTTTATGCAGCAGCACGGCACAGCACTGGCGGCGGCACTGGCACCGGAGCTGATGGGCTACAGTGAGCTGACGGCCATTGCCCGAAACTGTGCCATACAGCGTGCCACAGATGCCCTGCGTGAAGCCCTTCTGTCCTGGCTTGCGAAGGGGGAAAAAATTAATTATTCCGCACAGGATAGTGACATTTTAACGACCATCGGATTCAGGCCTGACGCGGCTTCGGTGGATGACAGCCGTGAAAAATTCACCCCTGCGCAGAACATGATTTTTTCGCGTAAAAGTGCGCAACTGGCATCACGTCAGTCTGTGTAAAATTCCCCGAAAATCCTCCCGTTTTTACTGAAAAAAGCCATGCATCGATAAGGTGCATGGCTTTGCATGCGTTTTCCTGCCTCATTTTCTGCAGACCGCACCATTCCCGGCGCGGTCTGAGCGTGTCAGTGCAACTGCATTAAAACCGCCCCGCAAAGCGGGCGGGCGAGGCGGGGAAAGCACTGCGCGCTGTGGGTGCATAACCAAAAGTTTTGATGTCGTAAATATGCGCAAGATACTGGTTTCTGAAACTCGAGGTTGATATCTTACTTGTCAAAAGGATATGAGATAAGGAGTGTATAAATGGCCAGGCCGTTACCACTGAATAAAGATTTGATAGTTTGTGTACCTAGTAATTATTCCAATACCTCGAGAGGGAAGTTTTTCGAGAATTTTTGCGCTGATATACTCCGCCGGCAATCGTATAGAATTGATGGTATGGAAGTCAGAAAATCTGGCATGGAAATTGATATTCAGGCTACTCATACACCATCAAATGAAAAGCTGTATGTAGAATGTAAATTCATGCAGCAAAAAGTTGATTCATCTGTGGTTGATTTGGCATTTTCTCAAGCATTTAGGTTGAGAGTTAAAAAAATTGCACTTTTTTCAATTTCTGATTTGGGTAAAGATGCTCAGTCAACGCTTGAGGATTATAGACTTGATGAGCGTATAGATTATTCTTTTTTTGATAAAAAAGAGATTCTTATATCTATACTTGCAACAGGTAAGGTTGAGGATATTCCAACAGATGACATTCCGGCAAAATATACTAGTGCAACACTTTTAGTTCATCCTGAAATAGAAATGACTTGGCTTTTGCAAGAAGTTGAAAATGGTAGCCCTATAAGAGTGGTGCCGTTCGCTATAAATAAAAATAGTAAAATTCCAAGTGTCAGTCGCATAAGTGATATTATAAAGGAGCAAGGGCTTTTTGAAGGGTTGGAAGTAACTGATTTTTATATATTATCTGAACCGGAACAAACTGTTTCGTCTTCAAAATTATCTGAAAATTACGAAAGGGAAATTGTCAGTGAAATAATTCTTGCTGACGATTTTATGGATTATAAGCCATGTCAGCCGAAAGACTTTGTTGGTCGCGAATATATACAGAAAGAAGTTTGGGATTATCTTGAGAATGTTAGAGGAAATAGCTCTCAAAGTAGAGTCCTATCACTTATAGGCGGTTCAGGAAATGGAAAGTCATCTTTAATAGCAAGGCTATCCTCAAGATTTAAAAATCAAAAATGGAAGAATAAATTCTTCCTTACACCAGTCGATGTCCGTTCTGCTAGAGGCGGACGTTTTGTGGCAGAAGCTGTCGTTAAAGCTTTCAGCAGTGCGATCAAAGAAGGTTTTATCGAATATGAAAAACCATTCCTGATTGAGAGTGTTACGGATATCATAGGATCTGAGAGTGTTCAGGAATGTTTAAAATACCTTTCCGAACATGATAAGGTATTGACTATTTTCTTTGATCAGTTCGAAGAAGTCTTTATGAAAGAGGAACTATTCGGGCTATTTAAAGAATTTGAACGATTCGCACTCGATGTCTCGGCACTACAAAGCAATTTAGTTGTAGGGTTCTCATGGAGAACTGGTATTACTTTAGGGGATGAAAATCCAGCGTACTCAATGTGGAATCGGCTAAAAGATTATAGGGTTGAAAAGAAACTTGAGCCTTTTGATCTAAAAGATTCATCTAAATTAATTAATAGTTTCGAGCTAAATACAGGGTTTAAATTAAATAAACCTTTACGCACGCGTCTTATTCAGCAAGCTCAAGGTTATCCATGGTTATTGAAAAAGCTTTGTATTCATGTATTCAAAAAACTAAAAGGAGGTATCTCACAGGATCAAATGTTGGTTAGTCAACTACAGATCTCAAATTTATTTCATGAGGATTTAGATAGGCCTGAAAAACAAAATTCATGTTTAAAATTTGTGGCAAAGAACTCTCCGATTAGTCAATATGAAGTTACTAAAGAGTTTGGGAGTGATACTGTTTTAGAGCTAATTTCAGATAGGATGGTAATTAAAACAGGTGAAAAATTATCAGTGTATTGGGACGTTTTTCGAGATTACTTGAAAGGAAATGACCTTCCAGTTATACCATGGTCATATATGCCATCAACATCTCCGAAAATGGTTTTGTTAATTCTTGATGTTGTAAACTCGTTCAAAACCATTAGCTTGGATGAACTGCAAACTAAACTAAAATATAGTCGGGGAACATTAATAAATGTTTTAATGGATTTGCAGTATTTTGTTCTCATAGACAGAGATTTAAATGGGAATATAGTTTGTAAACAGACTATCACAAATGTCCCTGAGTTTCTTCGTGAGCATTTTAAGAGTCATAGTGTTTTGTTAGAATTGGCAGAGAATATTGTTGATGCCGATTTAAGAAGAGTTCCTATCGATAAGTATGAATCTATAATAGCCCATACTTATAAGAATAAAGACGGTGGTTATCCTAAGTCTTATAGTTCAAAATTATTGGCTTGGTTACAATTTACGGGGCTGATAGCGGTTATCGGGAAATCTGTGGTTATATATGATGGCGAGTTGTTTTCCCCAGCATTTGGGGCGATTGATCTAGATAAAAGAGGGGCACGCAATAGAAGAGGATCACTTTTCTTAGCTGCTACTTCGCCAGAAAAAACACTCGAAGTTGCCGAGTATCTGTGCGCCAATAAAAAAATGAGCCATTCATTCATTCAGGCGAATAAACATAGGAATGCAGTGCAGGATTTAATTTCTTTAGGTTTTTGTTCTCGACAAGATGATGGTGTGGTGATAAATAATAAAATAGAAGTTATATTAGAAAGCATCAGCCTTGAAAGGGCTTTAGCTAGGTTAGTCACTGAATCTCCAGCTATCAAAATATTAAATGCTTATGTAAATAAATTTGGCGATGATGATAAGAAAATGATGGGGGCAGCACTAGCAAAAGAACTTGAGAGAACATGGACACCTGCATCTACTACTAGATATATTTATGCACTAATGAGATATCGAAATTTCGCATTGGAAACTTTATAATTATTAAATCATAGGGCGAAAGCCCTATGATTTTACTTTTATACCCCACCATGACATCAATTCTCTGCGTTGTTCTAAATAAATAGAACGATTATACGCCCGCCGTACTTCATTTTTATCTATATGCGCTAAAGCTGATTCTATAATATCGGAATTAAAACCAGACTCGTTCAACGCTGTGCTAGCTATAGAACGAAGCCCATGAGCAACGAGTTTACCGCCATAACCAATCCTTTTAAGAGCAGCATTAGCAGTTTGGCTATTCATAGGTTGTTTAGGATCATTCCTGCTGGGAAAAACATGTTCTCGGTGAGCGCTAATTGGCTTCATTACATCCAGAATCTCTAATGCCTGTGGTGATAAAGGAACAATGTGTTCCCGCTTAGCTTTCATCCGTTCGGCTGGAATAGTCCAGAGCTTCGTATCGAGATCGATCTCTGCCCAACGGGCACCAGAGGCCTCAGAAGGGCGCACGAGCGTCAGGAGTTGCCATTCAATGAGACAGCGAGTCGGAACAGACAGATTTGACATGACTAAAGAACGCATCAGCTTCGGCAATTCTTCTGGCCGCAGCGTCGGCATGTTTTGTTTTTTGGGCTTCTCAAAGGCCATTCCAATACCTGATGCTGGATTGGCATCAATCAGACCAGTGTTTACGGCATAAATCATTATCTCGTTAATACGCTGCACTAGTCGACGTACAGTCTCAAGCGCTCCACGAGCTTTGATTGGTTCCAATGCTTCAACTAATATTCGGGCTTTAATTTGCTGAACGGGGATCTCACCGATGGCAGGGAATACATCTTTCTCCAATGAGCGCCAAATGTCTTTTGCGTAATCAGGGGTAACGCTTTTACTTTTGAGCTGGAACCAGTTAGCGGCGACCATTGAGAAAATACTGTCCAGAGCGATTTGCTGCTGTTCCTCTGCAACTTCGGCCTGAATTTGTGGGTCAATTCCGTTGGCTAACAAGGCAAGGTAATCCGCTCTTAACCCTCGGGCGTCAGCAAGTGAAAGGGCGGGGAAAGCACCAAGCCCCATCATTGTCCGCTGTTTTGTCGCTGGACGTTGATAACGGAAACGCCAGAGCTTTTTCCCGCTGGTTTTCACTATCAGGAAAAGGCCATCGCCATCATGCAGAGTTAGATCCTTCTCTAACGCTTTAGCGCGAAGAACTTCGGTGTTGGTAAGGGGGCGTGTTGTCCGTGCCACTGTGGCCGCTCCTTCATGAATTGGTATACGCTTTTAGGTATACATCCTACCGTATACCTAAACGTATACCAATAATCACCGGATTTAGCCGGATGTTCTCGGACAACGACAGACACAAAAAAGCCCGCAGGGCTTGTGCCATGCGGGCTTTCTGTACTTCACCGGACGTATCCGGATCATGATTTGGTGGAGCTGGCGGGAGTTGAACCCGCGTCAAAATTTATATAATCTTTTGTAAAATATACGTTTTTTCTATTGTTTTTGATCCGCGTATACTTCGCGTACACTTTGCCATTTGAACTTAAACATGCTGCCGTCGCTACATCATGACATGTTATTTTTACTTCTCATTTTCAAAGTCATCACGAATGTTAATTAGATCTGTAATCAAAGCGCCAACTTTAGTTGAAGGATTTATCGAACCGTCTTTTTTGGCGGCATCTTCGACTCTTTTAGCATTGATTAATGCCGTATCGAGCCGATCTTGCAATTTATTAAATACACCTGATGCCTTTTTCTCATAATCTGGCATGTATTTTTTTAACTCAGCTAGCATTTGTGCGCCTTCACTTTTGCCTTTCTGAGGTGAAAATGATTTTCGGGTGTATCCAAAATGTAGTATCAGCCAGTACTCGAAACATGGTATGGAAGTTATAGCAACAAAAATCCCTTTTGGATTTAAGGAATTAATCCTGCTAAGAGCTTCATCATAGTTAGGGTGAGCGTCTCTATCAAAGACACAATAAACCTTATCATAAGGGTCGCTCCTTTTTTTTTCCGTATTATATTTTTCTTTTGCCCAAGATACCACATTCATAGGGCTTGAGCCGCACTCTCCAGAAATCTCAACTATGCTTGCCGTGCTTATACGGCAATGTTTTATAAAATCTGTAAAATATGCGGGCTCAGTCTTCTCTCCCTCACAGACGATAAGAATTTTCTTCATTTGAGCTCGTGCTTTACTAACTCGTTTGAATTCATTATTACGCCGAGCCTTTCTTTTTTTGAACAGATCTTCGCTTCCCATTAATATCTCTCCCATTTCCCAATGAGTGGTAAAGCCCCATATCTACCGTCAAGATAAGAAGCTTCTAAATTCTCCCTTCCTTTTCTTGGACTAAAATCCGTAAGTGGGAAAAGATTTGTTTGCTTTGAATTGTCTTTTTCTACAAACCAAATCTGATCTCGTCTGAAAACATCTTGATTTAAAATAGACGTCTCATGAGTTGTAAAGATTAACTGGGCACCATTCTTATTGATATTTTTATCGTGAAATAAACCTACAATAAACTCAACTAATTTGGGGTGTAAGTTATCATTTAATTCATCAATAAACAGGATGTTTCCTGTCTCGAGTGAATGTGATAAGGGACCCGCGAAACTAAAGATTTTTCTAGTTCCATGCGATTCATCTTTTAAATCGAATGGAATTGGCTCTCCATCCTCATTATTATGAAGTGTTTTAATGACATATTCTTCCTTGCCTTGCATATTCTTAATCACTAGTTCCTTGATGGCTGCAGGCATATCATCAGGAAGAGCATTGGGATTGAATTTTTCTTTTGTTACATGAATGTCATCAATACCTACATCGGCAGCTTTTAAAAAATTGAGAATCTCATCTTTCTTATCATTTAAGCATTGCTTTGCACTGTAATCACTATCCCAACCTGTTAATTCAGTAAATTTAACTTTGTAATAAAACCAATCGTATACAGGTTTTAGTTGTACACTGTTTAATTGTACCGCTGTAGAAAGAAAGAGCGCATTAGGCCTGGTTGATTTCAACCATGTTTGTTTTTCTCCTGTCAACGATGGCCCCAACTCCCATTCATGGGTTTGTTTTTCTTCATCCCATAGACGTAAAAACCATTTTTGTGGTCTGCCTTTGGGGAATGCAAATAACCATTCGTCGTGAATAAAATCTTCTGTTGCAGAAAAACCATACTGGTATCTGATGCCTTCGGAAATAAAGTTAATTTCAAATTCAGATGGTTGATTAATCTTCTTTGAGTCTAGTCTAAAAGGCGTGATATCAAGTTTATCACCACTTTTATAACCTGTAGCAGACCGGACAATAAGTTCAGCCATAGTTGTAATAGCGTTAATAATGTTTGATTTTCCGGCAGCATTAGGGCCATAAATCACAGCACTTTTAAGCAATTCAAGAGATTTAGGTTCATCAATACTGAACAGATTATTAGGCAAATCGTTAAGTTTTGATGCAACTAAACTCAGTGTTTGTTTCTCTGAAATAGATTTATAGTTTTGTACTGTAAACTCAATCAACATAATTTATACCCTTTTAACTTCCCATAGCTTAAAAACCACTAAAAGTGATTTTATAGCACAAATTTGACAAAAAACGTCAAATCTTTGCATTTAATGCACACTAAAACCATTGTACACTATCCTCATCATCCTGCTAACATTCTTGTAAGCTTTACTGTTTTGCGAAGGGGGGCTAGTGCTATCGGGCGTTTTACTTCTCAATTTTCATGTTCTCCGGATTTTTTGATACTTGGTCCTTACAAGCTGTCTTGCCATCATAGTCTACGAGATACGAACCATAATGCCTGAAAAGCATTTCCGGCCCTTTATGCCCCATTTGAGCTGCAAGCCAAAACAGATTTGCTCCTCGGCTGATATGGCTGGTGGCGAATGTATGCCTAGTTTGATATGGATTTCTGTATCGAATACCTGCTTTCCGTAATGTTGGCACCCATGCTTTTTTCCTGATTGCATCAGCACTTGCCCAAGGCTTATTGGTCTTTGGGTCTTCAAAGACAGTAGCATCCTTCATGAATGTAAATGGCTTCTGATTTATCAGCGCCAACATAGCCTCTTCTGTCAGTTCAACTTTACGAGTACCGGCTTTTGTCTTTGTTCCTTTGATAACACCGACAACACTTGCACTCTGGACATGGGCAGTTTTTCCAACAAAGTCGATATCACGCCATCTAAGGGCACATAATTCAGAACTACGCAGGCCTGTATGTATAGCGAACCGGAACAGATTCTCCCATTGTTTGTTTCCGGCTGCTGCTAGTAATGCATCAACTTCTGTTGGTGATAGCGGATCAACCACGTAGCAGCTTTCTGCTTCTGACTTATCACTTTGGTAGCGCGAAGCAGTTACCAACGATACGGGGTTAATTTGAAGTACCCCATCGGTTACGGCTTCATCAAGTGCTGACCGCAGGAAAGATAACTGGTTGCGAATTGTTTTTAAGGTCGTTTTCTGGCTTTGAATCCACGCTTTCAGGATTGCTGGTGTTAATTCACTTGCAGGGCAAATGTGGAGTGAGGCTAACGCACTGCGGCATTTTTTATAACCACCAATCGTTGAGGGTGAGAGTTTTCTCGTTTCGCAGATTTCAAGGTATTCGTCCAGGTACATTTTTACCGTTTTGCCTGCAGCAGCATTACCAAAAATTTTCAAACGAGCAGAACGGGGAAAATATTCCGCATAAATGAATGTTCCCCTTTCGATCTTATTATGAATTTCGCCGAGTGTGCGCTCGGCGTATTTAATGTTCTTTGGTGTTACTTCCAGATTGGAAAGAGGCTCACGACATTTAACTCCTTTGTAGGTGAAAGTTATATTGATCGTTTCGCCCTGGCGGTGTTTCCTGATTGTTACGCCGCGCGGTAGTTTGAGCAGTTTTGTCTGGCCCATTTTGCAACCTCACTAAGATCAATCCACCTCTCCTTAACGCCTTCAACCTTTAAAACCTGAACACCTTCACGCCAAACACCGCGCTGTACACGTTTGTTTATTGCTTCAGGAGTTTCGCCAGTTTCTTTGCAATAAGTTGAGATTGGAACACAATCGAGGTTCAGCATATGTTTCTCCACTTAGCCCGCTGCACACGGGCAGTAATACCAAATTCCAGTCCTGATAATTAATTTTGTTCCCTGGTTGCTACCTGTTTTATTGGCCTGATGCTGTCCAGTAGCAGACGGCGACGCATGTTAGGTGCACCCCAACGGTAACCAGTCTTTTTGTCGTAGGATTCACAACGTCCGGCAACCCAGGACGTTTCAGTGGAATGTAATTTCATCCGCTTTTCACCGTCTCGGGTGATAACAATTCCTGTATGAGTTTTTATCACGCTCATTTCTTAGTCTCTGGTGCTTTCGGCATTACTGCCCAGTGAGTGATATTGACGTTTTCAAGGTCCCCGATCTGAAATGTCCACTGCCATTCTCCGGTTTCTTTTTGTCCCCAGGTGTACCAGAGAGAACGCCAGCCAATCAGCCAGCCTTCTCCGTTAGCATCAAATAACAGAACACTTTCATTTGCTGGAGGCAGTTCAGCTGACACTGGTATTATTTTGCTTTCCAGTGCCGCACATTTAGCTTCAAGCGCGTCGAATTTACGTACCAGGTACTCAGCATTTGTTTCGTTCACTTTCAGATCTCGCGGTACACATTTCCCGCGAAGAAACCCTTCCATTTCGAAAACATTCATGCGCATTTGCGTAACTCCGATAATTCGTTAAAGCGTTCCATAAACATCCCGTAGGCATGGCCTGGAGCCAGTGGAATCACGTTGAACATCTCTGTTGCCGGGATACCTTCCAGCACAGGCCAGAAAGAGCCATCATCAAGCCCGAGATCGCGGCGTTCGGTTGCCAGCATGATGAGATCGGCATATTTCACGGGTGTACTCATAACCGGGGGTAACCCGTATTTCTCACGGATTGCGGCGTCTATTTTTTCTTCCATCCGTTTATAGTCAGGAAGAAGGCGTTTCAGTGGAGCCGGGATGTCCTGGCAATACGCTTCTGTTGCATCATGCATTAACGCTTCAAAAGCAAATTCCTGCGGTACCAGCTGGCTGCAAAGCACCGCATGTTGGGCGACGCTGTAGAAGTGTGAAAGATGTCCTGCAAAGCGACAGATATTTGAAAGGGAAACCGCGATATCGTTAATAACGATGTCGTCTTTATTTATCCTGTCATAATAAAAATGCTTCCCGGAAAAAGTTTTAATAAATGACATTTTGTTCTCCACGTATATGCGCTGCACCGCGCTGAATTCGGGTAAAAGGAAGCCCTCACCGTCCGGCGATTATTGAGTCAATTACATTTCCATAAATGCCCCCGTAGGGGCGGTTAGTTTCTCCACAAAACAGAGAAGAACACCTGCGGTGGCAGCCGCCCGGATGGATTGGGTTATGAGCCTGTCGTCCGATGATGCTCTTCTCTGTTTTGTAAAAAGGATGGTACCAGCCGGAAGCAAGGGTACAAACTGGTACCGCCAAGACTACACACAGCATAAAGTTGTGGTGCAGGGTGCCTCCCGGTGCCTGGCGAAGGTTGCACACCAGGCGGGTGGGTATCCACAGAAGGTCGACTGTCAGCCTCAACCTTAACCCGCGTGCGCTGAGCCGCATTCACCACAACGCTAAGGATTCTCTTTGGTTGAAAATACTTAGCTGTTATGTGCCTGTCTTTTCACCACTTCAGGCTCGGTGGTATCCTTTTAAGCCCGTATACATAAAAGGAAAATCAAATGACTTTTGATGAAAAAGAACTTGATAATGCAATTAATAAAATCATCGTAACGTCGCTCTTTTCCTGTCTCAGCGACACTCAGCAGAAACAGTTCTACGAATCGGCTTTCAACATGATCGAGCGTTGTTGTTTCTGCGATGCCGACGAGTTACCTGAAAAAATCAGGAAACAGTTGGCTGATGCTCTTCGAGTGTGACTTTCTGACCAATTTTCTGAAATGTGCTCTCCGAATTTGGACAAATAGAAAAAGGCCATTTCCATTCAGGGTCTGATGGAAATACTTCAGCCTGTTCCAAAGCACGGCGTAAAGAGAACACAACTCCAGCCATAATCTGATGTTTCCCATTGGTCCAGCTATCGCCGCTCTGATCTACAGGGGCGGCTATGTCGTATGACCAAACGACTTCACAGTTATTGTTTAAAATCTGGACTTTCATTTCATACACCTGCTTTAACATGAGTGCCTGGTGGCACAACATGACTCAACGAATCATCCTGGACTTCATATGCCCCAGGCGGCTACTTCGTGGGCGTCCTGCCTGTTCGTTATCTTTGATATAAAATCTAACTTAACTTAGTTATTATGGCAAGAGAAAACACCAAACTTTTCTTAGTTCGGTGCCTTAGTTAGAGAAGAGAGGTCTTAGAGTTCGTATTGAACTCCTTTGACTACACCAATGATAAGGCAATTACCATTGATAGGGATGTTGGGATACCGAGGATTTAATGGCACTAAAAACTTTTGAGGGCCATCGATGACTAATTTTTTTACTGTAGCTTCGTTTGTTCCATCAAGTCGAGCGATGACTATTTTTCCATGACGAGGTTCTGCATCTGGATCTACAATCACTGTTGCGCCTTCTGGTATTGTTGGGAGGCCATTAGGGTTAGTCATGGAGTCACCTTTAACCTCTAATGCAAATGAGTTATCACCAATCTTTAATGATGTATCTACCCACTTGTCCACTTCACTAAACACTTCTGCTGCCCTGCACTCAGTAAACTGCCCAGCCTGAACCCACGATATTACAGGAACTCTGCGCATGTTTGTGACGAGTTTGCCTTCAAACTCAGCACCATAAAGAATGTAATCTATTGACGTATTGAAGAACTTCGCTAATTTCGAAAGTGCCTCCCCACCAGGGGTATTGATGTCTTTCTCCCAGTACCCCACAGCAACGTCGCTTACTCCACAAAATTTACCCAATTCTTTCTGGGACGTTCCGGTAACTCTTCTCAGAGCTTTTATACGCTGACCAACCGTTTCCATAGGAGCACCATTTCTTGAATTGCTAAGTAATCTTAGTTTTTATTGACCAAAGATAGATTTGTAATTAGCATCTAATAAAACTTAGTTTGGAGGGCGTATGACAACTGACGATATCGAAAGCTACTTCGGCAGTATTGAGAAAGTTGCTGCTTTTTTCGGCATAACAACTGAAGCCGTTTATCAGTGGCGAAACCGTCCGGGCCAGTTAATTCCAAAAGGACGTGCAGCAGAAGCTGCATATAGAACTTGCGGACGGTTGCCATTTAAACCTGAGCTTTATGAAAAATCTAATGGATAAATCGATTAACAGAAACCACAGAACGATGAGGCTAACCGTGGGTAAGCATCACTGGAAAGTAGAAAAACAGCCTGAGTGGTACGTGAAAGCTGTCAGAAAAACTATCGCAGCGTTGCCGGGTGGTTACGCTGAAGCAGCTGACTGGCTGGATGTAACAGAAAACGCATTATTTAACCGCCTTCGTGCCGATGGCGATCAGATTTTCCCGCTGGGATGGGCAATGATTTTGCAACGTGCTGGTGGAACTCACTTCATTGCTGACGCTGTGGCGCAGTCTGCAAATGGCGTCTTTGTGTCTCTTCCTGACGTCGAGGATGTGGACAACGCCGATATTAACCAGCGCCTGCTGGAAGTCATTGAACAGATTGGCAGTTATTCCAGACAGATTCGTTCGGCAATCGAAGACGGTGTGGTGGAACCGCATGAGAAGACAGCAATTAACGACGAGCTGTATCTCTCAATTTCGAAGCTGCAGGAGCATGCAGCACTGGTCTACAAAATCTTTTGCATTTCAGAAAGTAATGACGCCCGCGAGTGTGCAGCTCCGGGCGCCGTGGCGTGTCGTGACTGTGGAGAAACTAACGCATGAACAGTTTAACAACACACTACCGTCGCTCGCAACTGATTGCGCTTCCTGTACCGGGTGGAAAAGCGAAGGTGGAGTATTGCTATGCAGTTAATGTACCAGGTGACAGGGAAATTGTAACCCACAGCTTTGCTGAGTGGGCTGTGGGTGATTTCAACCGGCAGAAGGAGACAGTCCTTTGCGACAAGTTAACCGCTGGTTCAAAGATCACTACGGAGTGCCCGTCAGAGTCATTCGTTGGGAGCCGGAAACACAACGGGTTATCTACCTCCGTGAAGGCTATGAGCATGAGTGCTTCAGCCCGCTCGAACAGTTTCGTCGTAAATTCAGGGAAATAGAGGTCGGTCATGAGCACTAAATTAACCGGCTATGTATGGGATGGTTGCGCAGCGTCAGGCATGAAATTATCCAGCGTGGCAATTATGGCCCGCCTGGCTGATTTCAGTAATGACGAAGGTGTGTGCTGGCCATCAATTGAAACCATTGCCCGTCAGATTGGCGCGGGGATGAGTACCGTCAGGACGGCTATCGCACGGCTGGAAGCAGAAGGCTGGTTAACGCGTAAGGCGCGTCGCCAGGGTAACCGCAATGCGTCGAATGTTTATCAGCTTAACGTTGCGAAGCTTCAGGCAGCGGCATTTTCTCAACTGTCAGATTCTGACCCGTCAAAATTTGATGCGTCGAAATCTGGCAAAAAAGCGGGTTTTCACCCGTCAGAATCTGGCGGGGATCCGTCAGTAAAATCAAAACATGATCCGTCAGATAAAAAACCTTCTCGTCCGGACGCTTCGCAACCGGACACGCAGACGGATGAACAGGATTTTTTAACTCGCCATCCTGATGCGGTTGTATTCAGCCCTAAAAAGCGCCAGTGGGGGACGCAGGATGATTTGACCTGCGCACAGTGGCTTTGGAAAAAAATCATCGCCCTGTACGAGCAGGCCGCCGAATGTGACGGCGAGGTGGTTCGTCCCAAAGAACCTAACTGGACAGCCTGGGCAAACGAAATTCGCCTGATGTGTGTGCAGGATGGTCGTACTCACAAACAAATCTGCGAGATGTACAGCCGCGTCAGCCGCGATCCGTTCTGGTGCCGTAACGTGATCAGCCCGTCGAAGTTGCGGGAAAAATGGGATGAGCTTTCCCTGCGCTTATCGCCGTCCGTCAGCACGCACACAGAAAAACGTGAAGACCCGTACTTCAAAGCCAGTTACGACAACGTGGACTACAGCCAGATCCCGGCAGGATTTAGGGGGTGATCATGAGTCTGTTAAATGACGTTCAGAAATTCATTGAAGCCCATCCGGGGTGCACTTCCGGAGACATTGCGGATGCTTTTGCTGGTTACTCACGGCAGCGCGTTCTGCAGTCAGCAAGCAAGTTACGTCAGAGTGGGCGTGTGGCTCACCGTTGTGAAGGAGATACACGCAGACATTTCCCGCGCCTGACTGAGAGAGCGCAGGAACCGGAACCACAACCAGTTCGAGAAACCAGACCTGTGCGCAATTTCTATGTCTGCACTAACGATCCCCGGGTGATTTTGTGCCTGACCCGCCAGGCTGAAGAACTGGAGTCAAGGGGCTTATACCGTCGTGCTGCAACCGTGTGGATGGCGGCATTCCGTGAAAGCCACTCCCAGCCAGAACGAAACAATTTTCTGACGCGTCGTGAGCGGTGCTTACGGAAAAGCAGCAAGCGCGCTGCATCGGGTGAAGAGTGGTATCTGTCAGGGAATTACGTGGGGGCTTAATGAGTAATAAATATTGCCAGGCGCTGGTGGAACTGCGGAACAAACCAGCCCATGAACTGAAGGAAGTGGGCGATCAGTGGCGCACGCCGGACAACATTTTCTGGGGAATTAACACCCTGTTTGGCCCGTTTGTTCTGGATCTGTTTACTGACGGTGATAACGCCAAATGTGCCGCGTATTACACGGCGGAAGATAACGCGCTGGCGCATGACTGGTCAGAACGTCTTGCGGAGCTTAAAGGTGCTGCCTTTGGTAATCCCCCATACAGCCGCGCCAGTCAGCATGAGGGGCAATACATCACCGGCATGCGTTACATCATGAAACATGCCAGTTCCATGCGTGATAAGGGCGGGCGCTATGTTTTCCTGATCAAAGCTGCCACCAGCGAAGTGTGGTGGCCGGAAGATGCGGACCATATTGCTTTTATTCGCGGGCGTATTGGTTTTGAACTGCCTGCCTGGTTTATCCCGAAGGATGAGAAGCAGGTGCCGACAGGAGCGTTCTTCGCTGGCGCTATTGCTGTTTTCGATAAGACCTGGAAGGGAGCGGCAATCAGCTACATCGGGCGCGATGAACTTGAGGCATGTGGTGAGGCCTTTCTGGCGCAGGTTCGCCAGCAGGCAGAAAAACTGGTCAGGGAGATGGCGGCATGACGACGTTAACTCAATGCCAGCAGCAGGTGCTGGATATGCTGATTTCTTACCAGAAAGAGCGTGGCTTTCCGCCAACCAATCAGGAGGTGGCAACCATGCTGGGATACCGTTCAGTGAATGCAGCGGTGGAGCATCTTCGCGCACTGGAGAAAAAAGGCGTCATCACGATAAAGCGTGGCGTGGCCCGGGGTATCACTCTTCATACCGCGGTGAAGGACGACGACAGCGAGGCGGCCGGGATTATCCGCTCACTGCTTGCCGGTGAGGAAAACGCCAGGCTGCGTGCAGCCCACTGGTTATATGAGAGGGGCCTGAAAGTATGAAGCTGATTCTGCCGTTTCCGCCCAGCGTGAACACGTACTGGCGACACCCCAACAAAGGGGCGTTTGCAGGTAAGAGCCTGATAAGTGCGGCGGGGCGAAAATTCCAGAGCGCGGCGTGCGCAGCAATAGTTGAACAGTTACGTCGTCTGCCGAAACCAACGTCGGCACCTGCTTCAGTGGAGATCGTGTTGTTTCCTCCGGATAACAGGATCCGCGATCTGGACAACTATAACAAGGCGCTGTTTGACGCCCTGACCCACGCGGGGGTGTGGGAAGACGACAGTCAGGTGAAAAGAATGCTGGTGGAGTGGGGACCGGTTATCCCGGAAGGGAAGGTCGAGATCACTATCAGTAAGTATGAGAAACCGGCGGGTGCAGCCGCCTGATTAAGAGGAGAAACGAAGTATGAATAATCTGATGGTTATTGATGGTATTGAAGTTCGTCGTGATGCTTATGGGCGTTACAGCCTGAACGATCTGCACAGGGCTGCTGGTTCTCTGGATAAGCATAAGCCTGCATTCTGGCTCCGCAATGAGCAAACTGAGCGTTTAATAAGCGAGTTGCAGATTTGCAACTCGGTCAATATAGAGCCAGTTAACGTTATTCGTGGCGGAAATAACCAGGGGACGTATGTCTGCAAAGAACTGGTGTATGCCTATGCAATGTGGATCAGCCCGTCATTCCATCTGAAGGTGATCCGTACTTTCGATATGGTAACCAGCGCACCGGAAAAATTATCCGGGCAGGCTGCTGACAAGATGCAGGCTGGAGTGATTCTGCTGGACTTTATGCGCAGGGAGTTAAACCTGTCTAACTCTTCAGTGCTTGGGGCCTGTCAGAAACTCCAGGAGGCTGTTGGCTTACCGAATCTGGCACCGCGCTATGTCATTGATGCTCCTGCTGATGCGCCTGATGGCTCAAGCCGCCCCACGCTGTCACTGAGTGCACTGCTGAAGCAGTATGGTATCCGCCTGACAGCTAATCAGGCATATCACCAAATGGTGAAGCTGGGGATCGTCGAGCAGCGCGAACGATACAGCCGTACCGCGATTAACAACATCAAAAAATTCTGGTCGCTGACAGCGAAAGGCTGCATGTTCGGCAAGAACATCACCAGTCCCGCAAATCCGCGCGAGACGCAGCCGCATTTCTTCGAATCCCGATTCCCTGAGCTGTTAAAGCTGCTCGATACCGTTCATTGAGGTGACCGTGAGAGCACTACTGACCCCTGAAATTGCCCCGCGTATGGGGATCGTATTGTTCAGACCAGGTTCAGAGCTGATGCCCCTGTTTATGCAGGGGCGTGTCCTGCTGGAGCCTGAGCCGGAACGTTATTCATCTTTCGCCAGTGGTGCCGTTCCGGCGGCATCACAAACGCTGGCGGATGATCCTGCCGTTCGGGCCGTGTTCCGCAATGAGGCAGTGATCCGTCGTGCTGGTGGCGTGGAATGTCTTGAAAGCTGGTTACTTCGTGAAAAAGGCTGCCAGTGGCCTCATTCCGACTGGCACAGCGAGAACATGACAACAATGCGACACGCGCCGGGCGCAATCCGTCTGTGCTGGCACTGCGATAACCAGCTGCGCGATCAGTTCACGGAACGGCTGGAATCAATGGCAACGGATAACTGTGCCCGCTGGGTGTTGTCTGTTGTGCGTCGGGATCTCGGTTTTGATGATAGTCACGTTGTGACAATGCCGGAACTGTGCTGGTGGCTGATTCGTAATGACTTGGCGGATGCCTTACCGGAAAGTGCAGCCCGTAAGGCACTGAGATTACCGAAGCCTGTTGTGCCGTCTGTCACCCGGGAAAGTGACCTTGTGCCTTCGGTTCCTGCCACCAGCATCATCCAGGGTAAGGCGAAAAAGGTGCTGGTGCTGAAAGTGGATCCGGAGTCGCCGGAGTCTTTTATGTTACGCCCAAAACGTCGCCGCTGGGTTAATGAAAAGTACACACGTTGGGTTAAGACACAGCCGTGTGCATGTTGTGGAAAGCCTGCTGATGATCCCCACCACCTGATAGGCCACGGTCAGGGTGGAATGGGTACAAAAGCGCATGACCTCTTTGTGTTGCCTTTGTGCAGAAAGCATCACGACGAGCTGCATGCGGATACCGTGGCATTTGAAGAGAAATATGGCTCCCAGCTGGAGCTGATATTTCGTTTTATCGATCGTGCACTGGCAATAGGCGTGCTGGCCTGATTTTGTGGAGAAAGTTGATGCGTGATATGTATGAAGTATTGGACCGCTGGGGAGCATGGGCTGCAGCAGATAACAGTGGCGTGGACTGGCAGCCGATAGCAGCAGGCTTCAAGGGGCTTTTACCTCATGGCAAAAAGTCCCGGATTCAGTGTGATGATGACGAAGGCATTATGATAGACAGTTGTGTGGCTCGGTTGAGAAAGTATAAACCAGAGGAATATGAGCTAATCATAGCTCACTTTGTCATTGGTATCTCATTACGCACTATTGCCAAGAAGAGAAGATGTTCAGATGGCACAGTTAGGAAAAAATTGCAGACTGCCTTGGGGTTTGTTGAAGGATGTATTTGTTTGATTGAGTTCTAAAAAGAATGAGGCGTAAGCCTCATTCTTTATCTTTAATTATAAGTTTCGATTTTTCATCATGCATTTTGTCTATCATAAAATACATACCTAATGCCGTTGTGTATATAATGTTGCATATGGTACTTAAATAAATAAACAAAAGTAATGATTTCACTAGTGGATATGATGAAAGGTGTAACTCCTTGATGCTTGCGCTGGTTAGTTGAAGTGCGCCTCCAACGAAATACAGCGCGATACTCATAAACGCTAAATAACCAAATAGATAAGTGAGGAATTTACGCCTTGTAAGTTTTTTACCTTTTAATACCGGAGGTATGCCATGCATAACTTCATCCATACCATCCTTACTGAAGGTTGCAACTGCAGCCATAGATGCAATGTAAAAACCAGATAGTATTTGAAGTATCCCGTTTACTAAAGACACAAGACTATCCTTCCCGAGAAGTGAGATGGTTTTCGGTAAGTAATAGATGGATAAAGTAATAATTGCAGCAGTGAAAATGGGTAAAACCCAGTCAAAAAATCGCTTCTCAGGATGCTTTATGCGTAGGTAGTCTATAGGTGTAAAAACCTTAGATAAAACATACATATATGCCTCCTTTTGACAGGTTTTCCATGCCTTCACTTTAACATAAAGTTTTGCATTTTTGCGAGAAGTTCTTCGTGAAATGCTGTTTGGCAAACGGCAATTGTTGATGCCAACACTGCTTTTTCACGTTGTGCCAATTGTGCTGTTGCGAGTTCCTGTAAGCTCATTTCTTTTCCGATGGAAACAAGATCTGATGAAACGCGTTTATTTTTGTCTTTATAAGAAATTCTTAACATTGTATACTTTCTACCACGAAGTTTGTCATATGCAGACTTAATCGCCTTAATTGCACCCTCTCCGCGACGTATTTTTGTTGATAGCTTTAGTGTTTCTTCTTCAACCATTACTGTGCCATCATCATCTAAAGAGTTATCTTTAAAGCGACGAGTAGCAGTAAGTCCACATAAATAACCAGTGGATAGAGATTGCTCAAGTGTTGTTGCAGCCAAAAAATCAATGTCGAAAATAGGTCTGCACTTAAGTTCTTTTTTCCCTCCTGAACGGATAAAGGAAAAATTATTTTCTCGCAGGAAATAAGTTAAAGCTTGGGCTAATAAACCTCTGGTAATGCCCGGAACTTCTTCTAAAATTGCCTCATAACAATCTTGGAATGATGAGTCGCTCGGTCTTTTTTTTATAAGCACATGAGCAGAGTACCCCATACCTTCATCATTTTGCTTTTTCTCAATTCTGGTTTCACCAGTTTTTATGTTGGAAAAGGCGGGATCAGAAGCATCTTTATTTATATATTGAAAAAGCAATTTCAGGTAATTTTCATCGTCTTTTATGGATAGCAATCTTATGACAGAACGTCCTTTGTTTAATTCGTAAACAGCTTCTCCTTTGTTATAGCGATTTTTTAAAACAGGAATACAGTTTACTAAAGGCATGTCAGGTGCGTCATTAGGATACTTCTTTAAAGTAACCTGGCATTTGATCATGAAACGTTCATTATCTCCCAAGAGCATATCTGTTCCTTATACGAGCACTAATACTGATTGCTGTTTTTAGTTCAGCAGAACCAAAGGTTAACTGATGGTGCTTGATAGTATATATTTTTCACTAACGCGTACGCAAAAAGTATTGTATCGTGTTAAGAGTGGTTACTTCGCCACACAGCTTAAACCCGCCGTCGAGCGGGTTTTGTCGTTTCTGGGGCTGGGGATTCGTTGGTCCTAGTCTATTCCGCAGTTATCCATTGGTTCGGCTTCTTTGACGTTTCCGCTTCTAATTTGCTGTACATGATGTTCCCTCAATTTGCACCTGCTGTATCAGCGAGGTGAGAGATAACTACAAATGCCTCATAACCCAAATACCTGGCTGGACTTGCTCCAGAGCTGGTGGCGTGGAGACACACCGCTGGGCGCAGTGATTATGTCGATCGTTATGGCTGGCTTGCGCATTGCCTATTTTGGCGGTGGTGGTGGCTGGAAACGAAAAACGCTCGAGATTTTGCTCTGTGGTGCTCTGACGCTGACTTTTGCATCCGCTCTTGAGTATGTCGGATGGCCTAAATCTCTTTCTGTTGCCATTGGTGGCGGCGTTGGGCTGATCGGGGTCGATGCTATTCGTGGGGCTGCAATGAGAGTAATCGGTAATAAGTTTGGTGGCTCTAAGGAGTAATTTATGCAGGTACTAAATTCCCAGCGTAAAGCTTTCCTCGATATGGTGGCATGGTCAGAAGGAACGGATAACGGGCGACAACCGACACGTAACCACGGTTATGATGTTATTGTCGGTGGAGAACTCTTCACTGATTACTCCGATCACCCTCGCAAGCTTGTCACGCTAAACCCGAAACTCAAATCAACAGCTGCAGGCCGTTATCAACTTCTTTCGCGCTGGTGGGATGCTTACCGCAAGCAGTTAGGGCTGACAGACTTCTCTCCTAAAAGCCAGGATGCTGTTGCATTACAGCAGATTAAAGAGCGTGGCGCTTTACCGATGATTGATCGCGGCGATATTCGTCAGGCTATCGATCGTTGCAGCAATATCTGGGCGTCGTTACCTGGTGCAGGTTACGGTCAGTATGAACATAAAATCGGTGACCTGATTTCCCGGTTTAAAGAGGCTGGTGGGGTGGTAAATGAAGTTGAGCTATAAGCTGGCTATCTCTGCATTCATCTTTACTGTCATCGGTTCTTTCATCTGGTCTGCCAACCACTACTACAGCAAATATCAGCACGAAAAGAAACGTGCTGATGAGGCTGTACAAAATGCTGAATCTGCAACAGCCATTACCCGTAACGTCCTGCAATCACTGCAAATCGTCAATACAGTTATAGAGGTTAACCAGCATGCAAAACAGCAGATCGCACTGGAGTCACAGAGAACCCAGAAAGATATCAAAGTGGCTGTTGCGGATGATGATTGTGCTGCACGCCTTGTGCCTGCTGCCGCTGCTGAGCGGTTGCGGAAGTACGCGGACAGTTTACGTGAGCACTCCGGCTACAACATTACCGACTAGTCTGACTTCTGAAACACCTGTACCGTTCATACCAAATCCTCTGACGTATGGTGCCAGCCTGGAGCTGAATGTGAGTCTGTTGTCTGCACTGGCTAACTGCAATCGGGATAAAGCTGATATTCGTAAAATAGATGCAGAGAGAACTAACCATTAAGCAATAAAATTGTCAAATTGATCAGTTGTCAAATGAATATACGTTAAAGGTATATGTCGACATAATTTCACCAAGTACCTCAATACATATACTTTTTTTATGAAAATTACTGGGAAATGAACTTAGCTCTTCAAGGTATTGCACATAAGTGCTGATATCACTTGCATCACGTTCAAGGAATTTCACTTGGCCAAAAGAAGGAGTATTAATCCTGGTTCTTTGCTGGATTATATGGATAAAATGTGTAGTTGGTGAAACTATTACTCTTGAAATATCGGAAATGATGTCTTCTTGAACTTGCCGATAAAGTAAATCCTTTGGGTAATGGTGTTTTATCTCGATGGTTGCAACATTGCCATTATGTTCAGACGTTAATATCGACTGGTTATAAAGTGATATGTCAACAGCGCCGATACCGAGTTTTGGATGCTCACTTAAAGCAGTTAGTGTGCTGATTTGATTGAGTATAACAACTAACTCATCACGTATTTGTGTTTCATGTTTGCGATTGTAGAAGTAGCCATTCAGTTCATTTAACTTTTTATGCATCCTATCGTGACTAATTGCTTCGATCAGTAAATCCTGAATCATACTTTTCTCTAGGTAATCCGAACGGTTGTAAGTGACAGTATTGTGCTGGCATGTCATTAATATGTAAAGGTATTGTGAATACCAGAAAGATAACGAAGTATCATCGATAGAAAAACTTTACAGCCCACTCGTAAACAGCTTTGTAAATCGGTTCATGGTAAATACTATCGATACTATTCAGATGTGCGATCATCGCCTCCACAGTTGTAGTGGTTGTTTCTAATATTTCGATTATTGCAGGGCGGTCATCATCTTCATCGAAGTATTCGAACAGCAGTACAGGTTTACCATGCCATTCAGCATCTGAGACTCTAAGGTTACAACTACCGCTCAACTCAAAGTGAATTTTGTAATTACCTTCTACAGAATGGCCTACGGGGAAAAAGTATAGGGTGTCATCTTTGTTCAAAAGCCATTCCCATTCATAACTATTCATTTGTGAACTCCTGTTCATTGAGTTTCAACAACTATCAACTACATCCAGCGAAGCATAAAAGATCGTTTATGGCAAAACCGGAATGGAGTGCGATTCGATTCTGAGAAGGATGCCACGTATCGTACGCGAACCATCCAAGAGGATTATGCAATGCCCCTACGAACCCCAAAAGCCTGCCGTGTTCGCGGCTGCCGCCATACCACTACTGACCCGTCAGGCTACTGCGAAAGCCACAAAAGCGAAGGCTGGAAGCAATACAAGCCAGGCCAGTCCCGACACCAGCGCGGTTATGGTTCGAAATGGGATGTTATCCGTGAACGTGTGCTCAAGCGTGACAAAGGCCTGTGCCAGTTGTGCCTGCGTGCTGGTGTGGTGCGCGAGGCGAAAACCGTTGACCACATCATCCCTAAAGCGCATGGCGGCACTGATGCCGACTGTAATCTGCAGAGTCTGTGCTGGCCGTGTCATAAGGCGAAGACGGCCCGTGAACGGTTGAAGTGATAATAATTCTCAACTGCCTGAGGGGAGGGGCGGGTCAAATCCCTGCGGCCTGACGTCTTCCGGACTGCCCGCCCCATCGTTTTTTTATACCCGCGAAAAATGAAATTTAACCAGGAGTGCCGCATATGGCTGGAACGGCGGGGCGTTCCGGGCGTCGCCCCAAGCCAACGGCGCGCAAGGCGCTGGCCGGAAACCCCGGCAAGCGAGCCCTGAATAAAGATGAACCTGTTTTTACGCCCATCAAAGGTGTTGAGCCACCGGAGTGGTTCGCTGAAGAAGATCTCCCTCTCGCCACGATCATGTGGCAACTGACAACCAAAGAACTCTGCGGTCAGGGCCTGCTGTGCGTGACTGACCTCGCGGTGCTTGAGCGGTGGTGCGTGGCCTACGAGTTCTGGCGACGTGCCGTGAAAAATATTGCCAGACAGGGCAACACCATCACCGGTGCAATGGGCGGTATGGTCAAAAATCCGGAGCTGACCGCCAAAAAAGAACAGGAGTCCGAGATGAGCAGTACGGGGGCAATGCTCGGACTCGACCCCAGCAGCCGCCAGCGTCTGATTGGCCTGGCGGGGAAGAAGAAAGCCACTAACCCGTTTCTGAAAATTATCGAATCATGAGCCGGAAATCTTACCCCAACGTAAATGCTGCAAATCAGTATGCCCGGGATGTCGTGCGCGGAAAGATTGTTGCCTGCCAGTTTGTGATTCAGGCCTGCCAGCGCCATCTTGATGACCTGATGGCGGAAAAAAGTAAGTCGTTTCGTTACCGCTTCGACAAGGACCTGGCTGAACGGGCCGCCAAATTTATTCAGCTGTTGCCGCACACCAAGGGTGAGTGGGCATTTAAACGGATGCCCATCACGCTGGAGCCGTGGCAGCTATTTGTGATCTGCTGTGCGTTTGGCTGGGTCAATAAAGGCACCCGGTTGCGCCGCTTCCGGGAGGTGTATACCGAAATTCCCCGTAAGAACGGCAAATCGGCAATCTCTGCCGGTGTTGCCCTGTATTGTTTTGCCTGTGATAACGAGTTCGGCGCGGAAGTGTATTCCGGTGCCACGACGGAGAAACAGGCGTGGGAAGTCTTTCGTCCGGCACGACTGATGTGTAAACGCACACCCATGCTGACGGAAGCGTTCGGGATTGAGGTTAACGCCTCAAACATGAACCGTCCGGAGGATGGTGCGCGGTTTGAACCGCTGATCGGTAACCCCGGTGATGGTTCATCACCCCACTGTGCCGTGGTGGATGAATATCACGAGCACGCCACAGATGCGCTTTACACCACGATGCTTACCGGGATGGGGGCGCGACGCCAGCCACTGATGTGGGCCATTACCACCGCCGGGTACAACATTGAGGGGCCGTGCTACGACAAACGGCGGGAAGTCATCGAGATGCTCAACGGCTCGGTACCAAACGATGAACTGTTCGGGATCATCTATACCGTTGATGAAGGTGACGACTGGACCGACCCGCAGGTGCTGGAAAAAGCCAATCCAAATATTGGCGTGTCGGTTTATCGCGAATTTTTGTTAAGTCAGCAGCAGCGTGCGAAAAATAACGCCCGTCTGGCAAACGTTTTTAAAACAAAACACCTCAATATCTGGGTGTCGGCGCGTTCGGCGTATTTCAACCTGGTGAGCTGGCAGAGCTGCGAGGATAAATCACTGACCCTTGAGCAGTTCGAGGGGCAGCCGTGCATTCTGGCCTTTGACCTGGCGCGTAAGCTGGATATGAACAGCATGGCGCGACTTTATACCCGCGAGATTGACGGTAAAACGCATTACTACAGTGTGGCCCCGCGTTTCTGGGTACCGTATGACACGGTGTACAGCGTCGAGAAAAATGAAGATCGCCGGACAGCCGAACGCTTTCAGAAATGGGTGGAAATGGGCGTCCTGACCGTTACCGATGGTGCAGAGGTGGATTATCGCTACATCCTCGAGGAGGCCAAAGCGGCGAACAAAATCAGCCCGGTCAGCGAGTCACCCATCGACCCCTTCGGGGCGACCGGGTTGTCACATGACCTTGCTGATGAAGACCTGAACCCCGTCACCATCATTCAGAACTACACCAACATGTCCGACCCGATGAAAGAGCTGGAAGCGGCAATTGAATCGGGGCGCTTTCATCATGATGGCAATCCCATCATGACCTGGTGTATCGGCAACGTGGTCGGCAAAACCATTCCGGGTAACGATGATGTGGTGAAGCCCGTCAAAGAGCAGGCGGAAAACAAAATCGATGGTGCAGTTGCGCTGATTATGGCGGTTGGCAGAGCCATGCTGTACGAGAAAGAAGACACGCTGTCTGACCACATTGAGTCCTATGGGATCCGCTCGCTTTAACTGAGGTAATTATGATCATGCTGATTCTCGCGCCTCTGGTGGGCGTGCTGGGGGCGCTTTTGCTGGCGTATGGTGCCTGGCTGATTTATCCCCCGGCGGGGTTTGTTGTTGCCGGGGCGTTGTGTCTGTTCTGGTCGTGGCTGGTGGCGCGATATCTCGACCGTACACAGTCGTCTGTCGGCGGAGGTAAATAGTGTTCTTTTCGGGATTATTTCAACGAAAAAGTGACGCACCGGTGACCACGCCAGCAGAGCTGGCGGATGCTATCGGGTTGTCCTACGACACCTATACCGGAAAGCAGATCAGCAGCCAGCGGGCCATGCGACTGACGGCGGTTTTTTCCTGTGTCAGGGTGCTGGCGGAGTCGGTCGGGATGTTGCCCTGCAACCTGTATCACCTGAACGGCAGCCTGAAGCAGAGAGCCACTGGCGAACGTCTGCATAAGCTGATCTCCACGCATCCCAATGGCTATATGACGCCGCAGGAGTTCTGGGAGCTGGTGGTCACCTGTCTGTGCCTGCGGGGAAACTTTTACGCCTACAAAGTGAAAGCATTTGGCGAAGTGGCTGAACTGCTGCCCGTCGATCCCGGCTGTGTGGTACCGAAGCTTAACAGTAGCTGGGAGCCGGTCTATCAGGTCACATTCCCGGATGGCTCCACGGATGTACTGAGCCAGGAGGATATCTGGCATGTGCGCACGCTGACGCTGGACGGACTGGTGGGGCTGAATCCCATCGCCTATGCCCGCGAGGCAATATCGCTGGCGGCAGCGACCGAAGAGCACGGGGCCAGACTGTTCAGCAATGGCGCGGTGACGTCGGGTGTGTTGCGTACAGAGCAGACGCTGTCAGATCAGGCTTATGAGCGCCTGAAGAAAGATTTTGAGGAGCGTCACACCGGGCTTGGCAATGCTCACCGCCCGATGATCCTTGAGATGGGGCTGGACTGGAAGTCGATGGCGCTGAACGCCGAGGACAGCCAGTTCCTGGAAACCCGCAAGTTTCAGCTTGAAGAAATCTGTCGTCTGTTCCGGGTGCCGTTGCACATGGTGCAGAACACCGATCGCGCCACCTTCAACAATATCGAAGAGCTGGGGCTGGGATTTATCAACTATTCACTGGTGCCGTATCTGACCCGCATCGAACAGCGGATCAACACCGGACTGGTACGAAAAAGTAAGCAGGGCGTTTATTACGCCAAATTTAACGCCGGGGCGTTACTGCGCGGGGATATGAAGTCCCGTTTTGAAGCCTACGCCACCGGGATCAACTGGGGAATTTACTCTCCCAATGACTGCCGCGACCTGGAAGATATGAATCCACGTCCCGGTGGTGATGTCTATCTCACACCGATGAACATGACCACGAAACCCTCCGATGGCAGTAAAGCCGGTAAGCAGAAGGATAACGCCAATGCAGACGAAACAACGTCTTGATGTACCGCTGAGTCTGAAATCTGTCAGTGACTCCGGTGAGTTTGAAGGGTATGGCTCCGTCTTTGGTGTAAAGGACAGCCACGATGATGTGGTGATGTCCGGGGCATTTGCTGCTTCCCTGCGGGTGTGGAGTGACAGAAAAGCGTTACCTGCGCTGCTCTGGCAGCACCGCATGGATGAGCCCATCGGTGTTTACACCGAAATGAAGGAAGACGATGTCGGGCTTTACGTCAGGGGGCGGTTGCTCATTGATGATGATCCCCTGGCAAAACGCGCACATGCACACATGAAGGCCGGTTCGTTAACCGGCCTTTCTATTGGGTACGTCCTGAAGGACTGGGAATACGACCGGACGAAAGAAGCCTTTCTGCTGAAAGAAATCGACCTCTGGGAAGTCAGTCTGGTGACATTCCCGTCTAACGACGAGGCGCGGATCAGCGACGTCAAGAACGCACTGGCCCGCGGGGAAATCCCCGAACAGAAAAAAATCGAAAGAGTCCTGCGTGATGTCGGACTCTCCCGTACCCAGGCCAAAGCATTCATGGCCGGGGGCTATGGCGCACTGTCCCTGCGCGACGCTGAGGATGTGGGCTCTGCACTGAATGCACTGAAAAATCTGAACTTCTAATCAGGAGAAATACGATGGCAGTTGATATTAAAGATGTCGAACAGGTCGCGCAGGAGCTGCAGCAGAAGTTTGACGACTTCAAAGCAAAGAACGACAAGCGCGTTGAGGCGATTGAGCAGGAAAAAGGCAAACTTGCCGGGCAGGTGGAAACCCTGAACGGAAAACTCAGCGAGCTGGAAAACCTCAAAAGCGACCTTGAAAAAGAGCTGCTTGAGCTGAAACGTCCGGCAGGTGGTGCGCAAAATAAACTGGCCACCGAGCATAAAGAAGCGTTTGTGGGCTTCCTGCGTAAAGGCCGTGAAGATGGTCTGCGCGATCTGGAGCGCAAGGCATTACAGGTGGGCACCGATGAAGACGGTGGCTATGCCGTGCCGGAAGCGCTGGATCGCAACATTCTGACCTTGCTGAAAGATGAAGTGGTGATGCGTCAGGAAGCCACGGTGATCACCGTTGGTGGTTCCGACTACAAAAAACTGGTGAATCTGGGCGGCACGGCTTCCGGATGGGTTGGCGAGACTGACGCGCGCTCCCAGACTGCCACCTCAAAACTGGGCCTGATTGAACCTTTCATGGGGGAAATCTACGGTAACCCGCAGGCCACTCAGAAAATGCTGGATGATGCCTTCTTCAACGTGGAGGCCTGGATCAACAGCGAGCTGGCGACCGAATTTGCTGAACAGGAAGAAATTGCCTTTACCACCGGCGATGGTACCAAGAAGCCGAAAGGGTTCCTGGCGTATGAATCCACGGATGAAACCGATAAGGTCCGGGCGTTCGGCAAACTTCAGCATATTGTATCCGGCGACGCGACGGCGGTGACCGCAGACGCCATTATCAAACTGATTTACACGCTGCGTAAGGCACACCGCACCGGCGCGAAGTTCATGATGAACAACAATAGCCTGTTTGCCATCCGTCTGCTGAAAGACAGCGAGGGTAACTATCTGTGGCGTCCGGGGCTGGAGCTGGGGCAGCCGTCCTCTCTGGCGGGTTACGGTATCGCTGAAAACGAACAGATGCCGGATATCGCCGCTGATGCGAAAGCCATTGCATTTGGTAACTTCAAACGGGGTTACACCATCGTTGACCGTATCGGCACCCGCATTCTGCGTGACCCGTACACCAATAAACCGTTTGTCGGTTTTTATACCACCAAGCGCACCGGCGGGATGCTGGTCGATTCGCAGGCCATCAAACTGCTGAAGATTGCAGCGGCGTAATCACTCAGGGGCGCGGAACCGCGCCCCCTGTTCTGACGGGTGAAGAATCATGATCCTGAAACAAGATCTGAAATGGTCACCGGACGGTATGCGTGTTGAGGTCATTCGGGCCGGTGAGTATGACGACGGGGCGCTTCCTGCCCGGGTGCAGGAGATTGCACTTCAGGCCGGGTTAGCAGAGCGCGGAATCAGTGCAAAAAGCAGTAAAGCGGCAAAAGAGAAAAAAGCCACGACCAGTAAAGAGGGCTGAGTATGCTTCTGACAATGGAAGAGATTAAAGCCCAACTCCGGCTGGATGAGGATTTCGATGCTGATGACCGTCATCTGCAACTGCTGGCCTGTGCGGCGCAAAAGCGGACGGAAACGTATCTGAACCGGAAGCTCTATGCACCGGATGAAACCATTCCGGACAGCGATCCAGACGGGCTGCACCTGCCGGATGATATTCGCCTGGGGATGCTGATGCTTATCAGCCATTTTTACGAAAACCGCTCGTCGGTTACGGAAGTGGAGAAACTCGACATGCCGCAGAGTTTTGGCTGGCTTGTCGGCCCGTACAGGTACTTTCCGCAATGAAAATTCGTCAGGCGCAGACCAGCGCAACCTACATTCTGCCGGACCCCGGTGAACTGAATAAACGCGTCCTGATCCGCCAGCGGGTGGATATGCCCGCGGATAACTTTGGTGTGGAGTCTCAATACCCGGTTACGTTCCGGACATGGGCGAAGGTTATCCAGACCAGTGCCACCACCTGGCAGGAAACCGCGCAGACCGGGGACGCCATCACCCATTACATCACCATTCGCTACCGCCGGGGGATCACTGCTGATTATGAGGTGGTCTGTGATGACAGTGTGTACCGGGTGAAACGTCAGCGCGATCTGAACGGGGCGCGGCGCTTTCTGCTGCTGGAGTGTACGGAGCTGGGCGAATATAGGCAGAGTCATGGAGGCAACAATGACGACTTCCTTTTTGCACGTTGATTTTCAGCAGCCCGCGGAGATGCGCTTTAACCGCGCCCGTGTCCGGCGGGCGTTTGTCACGATTGGTCAGCGTCATATGCGTGATGCCCGTCGGCTGGTGATGCGCCGTGCGCGGTCGGCACCGGGTGAAAACCCCGGTTATCAGACCGGACGCCTGGCACGTTCGATTGGGTATATGGTACCCAGAGCCAGTAAACATCGCCCTGGTTTTATGGCACGTATAGCCCCTAACCAGCGTAATGGAGAGGGAAACCGCCGTATCACCGGTGATTTTTATCCGGCTTTTTTGTTCTATGGCGTGAGGCGAGGGGCAAAGCGTCGTCGCAGCCATCATCGTGGTGCATCCGGTGGCAGCGGCTGGCGACTGGCTCCACGTAATAACTTCATGGTGGAAACGCTTGAAAAGAACCGCAGCTGGACACGCTATTTTCTGGCGCGGGAATTACGTAAATCACTGAAGCCGGAGCGACGACGCAGATGAAACTGACGCCTGTTATTGCTGCGCTGCGTGCCCGCTGCCCGTATTTTGAAAACCGGGTGGCAGGCGCGGCACAGTTCAAAAATCTGCCGGAGGTCGGAAAGCTGAGACTCCCGGCGGCGTATGTGGTACCGGGTGATGACTCTCCGGGAGAAAACAAAAGCCAGACCGACTACTGGCAGGAGCTGAAAGAGGGTTTCTCCGTGGTTGTCATACTGAGTAACGGGCGTGATGAGCGCGGTCAGTTTGCCTCGTATGATGTGGTGGACGATGTCCGGCAGATGCTCTTTAAGGCCATTCTGGGCTGGAACCCGGAAGCGTGCGGTAACCCGATTACTTATGACGGCGGCACGCTGCTGGATCTGAATCGTCATGAGCTGATTTATCAGTTCGATTTTTCGGTCATCAGCGAGCTGACCGAAGACGATACCCGCCAGCAGGATGACCTGAACAGTCTGGATGAACTGCGAACGCTGGCGATTGATGTTGATTATCTCGATCCCGGTAACGGGCCTGACGGCGATATCGAACATCACACCGAAATAACCCTTCCTTCCTGAGAATCTTCATGTTTGTGAAACCTGTTAAAGGGCGGTCAGTTCCTGACCCTGCCCGCGGCGACCTTTTGCCCGCCGAGGGGCGAAATGTTGATGAGAACAACTACTGGCTGCGCCGTGAAGCAGCGGGTGATATCCGGCGCGTGAATAAAAAGGTGAATACCGATGACGATAAGCTTTAACACCATTCCGTCGAATACGCTGGTTCCGATTTTTTATGCGGAAATGGATAACTCGGCGGCGAATACTGCACAGGACAGCGGAGCATCGCTGCTGATTGGTCATGCCAATAACGGTGCAGAGATTGTTGCCAACAGTCTGGTGCTGATGCCATCGGCAGACTATGCACGCCAGATTTGTGGTGCGGGAAGTCAGCTGGCGCGTATGGTCGAGGCTTATCGCCAGACCGACCCGTTTGGTGAACTGTATGTGATTGCCGTTCCTGAATCCACGGGCGCGGCGGCAACAGTTACGCTGACGGTGACCGGCGCGGCAACCGAAACCGGCACGGTGAATGTTTATGTGGGACGTACCCGCGTGCAGGCACCGGTGACCAACGGCGATAACGTCGCGACGATTGCCAGCAGTATCAAAGATGCCATCAATGCCGTTCCGACCCTGCCGTTTACTGCCTCATCTTCGGCAGGCGTGGTCACACTGACCGCGCGTCATAAGGGGCTTTGCGGGAATGAAATTCCTGTCAGCCTCAATTACTACGGCTTTGGTGGGGGCGAAGTGCTGCCAGCGGGCGTACAGATTGCCGTGGCGACGGGTACCGCCGGAACGGGCGCTCCTGTTCTCACCGGCGCGGTGGCTGCAATGGCGGATGAGCCGTTTGATTATATCGGCCTGCCGTTCAACGACACAGCCTCCGTTAACACGCTGGTGACTGAGATGAACGATACCAGCGGTCGCTGGAGCTATGCGCGTCAGCTGTATGGTCATGTGTATACGGCAAAGATCGGCACGCTGTCAGAACTGGTGACCGCAGGTGACCAGTTTAACCAGCAGCACATTACCCTGGCGGGATACGAAAAAGAGACCCAGACGCCTGCCGACGAGCTGGCGGCAAGCCGTACCGCCCGCGCAGCGGTGTTTATCCGCAACGATCCGGCACGTCCCACGCAGACCGGTGAGCTGGTGGGTATGCTGCCTGCGCCGAAGGGGAAACGGTTCACGATGACCGAACAACAGACCCTGCTGTCTCATGGCGTGGCAACGGCGTATGTCGAAAGCGGGGTACTGCGCATTCAGCGTGATGTCACCACGTACAGGAAAAACGCTTACGGGGTTGCGGATAACAGCTACCTCGACAGTGAGACACTGCATACCAGCGCGTATGTACTGCGCAAACTGAAATCCGTCATTACCAGTAAGTACGGGCGTCACAAGCTTGCCAGTGACGGTACCCGCTTTGGTCCCGGTCAGGCGATTGTCACCCCGGCGGTGATCAAAGGGGAACTGCTGGCAACCTACCGTCAGCTTGAGCGTGCGGGGATCGTGGAAAACTACGAACTGTTTAAGCAGTACCTGGTTGTGGAGCGTGATGCCAGCGATCCGAACCGCCTGAACACGCTGTTCCCGCCTGACTATGTTAACCAGTTGCGTGTCTTTGCCGTGGTTAACCAGTTCCGTCTTCAGTATTCAGAGGAGTCTGCATAATGGCCCGTATCGGGGGAACCTGTTATTTCAAAATTGACGGTCAGCAGCTATCGCTGACCGGCGGCATTGAGGTGCCCATGAACAGGACGGTCAATGATGACATCATCGGCCTGGACGGTTCAGTGGACCGCAAGGAAACTCACCGTGCGCCTTATGTCAAAGGGACCTTCAAGGTGCCGAAGAATTTTCCGGTGAGCAAAATCACCTCGTCTGATGAGATGACCATCACTGCCGAGCTGGCAAACGGTCAGGTCTATGTACTGTCGTCTGCCTGGCTGCACGGCGAAGCGAACCATAATGCCGAAGAAGGCACGGTCGATCTTGAGTTCCACGGTGAAGAAGGGGATTACCAGTAATGAAAGAGCTTGAGTTAAAGAAACCGATTACCGCTCATGGCGAGACACTCTCCGTACTGGAGTTTGATGAGCCCACCGGGAAAGATGTCCGCGAGCTGGGATATCCCTACCAGATGAATCAGGATGAGTCCGTCAGACTTCTGGCGCATGTGGTATCGAAATACATCGTGCGGCTGGCGAAAGTGCCGCAAAGCTCTGTCGACCAGATGTCTCCGGCAGACCTGAATGCAGCGGCGTGGCTTGTGGCCGGTTTTTTCCTCCAGGCCTGACGGCTGAATACCTCACTGATCGCTTCTTTGACTGCGCCAGTTACTGGCGCATTAATCCCTTCGAATTGCTGAATATGCCGATCAGTGAAATTCCCTTGCTGGTCAGTCAGGCAAACAGGATAGAGCAGGAGAAACGCACACATGGCTGAATTTGAGCTTAAGGCGTTGATCACCGGTGTCGACAGGCTTTCTCCCGCGCTGTCGAAAATGCAAAAGAAAATCCGGGGATTTAAACGCCAGGCGGAAGAAGCGTCACAGGGTGGGCTGGCGCTTGGTGGCGGACTGGCAGCGGGTCTGACGCTTTCCCTGAAATCTTATGCCGATCAGGAAAACGCCGCCACCGGGCTGAAAGTCGCCATGATGGATGCGAACGGCGAGGTTGGAAAGAGCTTTCAGGACATCAATAAACTGGCTATTGGCCTGGGTAACCAGCTACCCGGTACAACGGCTGATTTCCAGAACATGATGCAGATGCTGGTGCGTCAGGGGATCCCGGCAGAAAACATTCTTGGTGGTGTGGGTAAAGCGACAGCTTATCTTGCGGTACAACTGAAAAAAACACCGGAAGCGGCTGCTGAGTTTGCTGCAAAGATGCAGGATGCTACCGGAACGGCGTCAGAAGACATGATGGGGCTGTTCGACACTATCCAGAAGGCGTTTTATCTGGGCGTTGACGATACCAACATGTTGTCCTTCTTCACTAAAACCAGTTCTGTTCTGAAGATGGTGAATAAGGACGGACTTCAGGCTGCACAGAGCCTTGCCCCTATCAGCGTCATGATGGATCAGATGGGGATGAACGGGGAGTCGGCAGGTAATGCCCTGCGAAAAGTTATCCAGTCCGGATTAAGCGTTAAGAAAATCAGGGACGTCAATAAAGTCATGGCCCGCCAGAAACTCGGAGTGCAGCTCGATTTTACTGATGGCAAAGGGAGTTTTGGCGGTCTTGATAACATGTTTAAGCAACTGGCAAAGCTGCGAAAACTGACCGACGTTAAGCGAACAGGTGTACTTAAGGCAATATTTGGTGATGATGCCGAAACCCTTCAGGTGGTCAATGCTCTGATCGATAAAGGAAAGGATGGTTACGATCAGATCCAGCAGAAGATGAATAAACAGGCCAGCCTGAATAAACGTGTTCAGGCACAGCTTGGTACGCTGTCCAACCTGTGGGAGGCAATGACGGGGACCGCAACTAACGGTCTTGCAGCTATTGGCGGCGCATTTTCTGGTGACGCCCAAAATATCACGCAATGGCTGGGGGAGTTAGGGGAAAAATTCACGAAGTTTGCGGATGAAAATCCCCGGGTTATTCGCGGCGTCGTCGGGCTTGCTGCCGGTCTTGCGATTCTGAAACTGGGATTGATGGGCGTTGGCGGTGCCATCAGTATTGTCAGCAGGATCATGTCGATGACGCCGATTGGCATGATTGCGACGGCGATAGCCCTGGCTGCGGGATTAATTATCACTAACTGGGATGTTGTCGGACCTTATTTCAAGAAGCTCTGGGAAACCATTGGTCCTTATTTTGAGGCTGGCTGGGAACTTCTGAAGAAGGTTTTTGCCTGGTCGCCGCTGGGGATGGTAATCAATAACTGGGGACCGGTTGTTAAGTGGTTTCAGGATATGTGGGACAAGCTGAAGCCAATTATTGAGTGGTTTACCGACAGTTCCGGTGACACGGTCGATGCCATTAACTCTGCGCAGTGGGGCGCGGGTGCTTATGATGCTTATGGGACGGGAATACCGGCACGGGGATACACACCTTATCAGGCGGTGGATCCGGCTCAGTCAAACAACGCCTCCGATGCCACAGGCCCGAATCCCTTCATGATTAACAAAGCTTCTGCGCCAAAAGTTGATGGTGAGATCAAGGTCTCTTTTGTGAATTCGCCTCCGGGTATGCGGGTTATGGAAACGCGATCCAGCGGTTTTGATGTCAGCCATGATGTTGGCTATACGCGCTTTGGCAGGTAATGAAAAATTAATCTGTTAATGAGTCCCACTCCGGTGGGATTTTTTATGTACGGAGTTTATATGACGTGGAAAGACAGACTTCAGGACGCGTCATTTCGCGGTGTGCCATTTAAGGTTGAAGAAGAAAGTGCGGGAACCGGTCGTCGTGTGGAAACGCACGAATACCCGAACCGCGACAAACCCTATACCGAAGACCTGGGGAAAATCACTTTCCGCCCGTCCATCACAGCTTATGTGGTGGGAGATGACTGCTTTGACCAGCGCGATCGCCTGATTGACGCGCTGAATAAACCCGGTCCCGGCACGCTTGTCCATCCGACTTACGGTGAGCTGAAAGTCTGTGTTGACGGGGAAGTTCGGGTCAGCACATCGAAGAGTGAAGGGCGTATTGTCCGCTTTGACCTGAAGTTTGTCGAAGCGGGAGAACTCTCTTACCCCACTTCAGGTGCGGCGACGGCGCAGACGCTGATGTCATCCTGTTCTGCACTGGATGACTGCATCAGTGACAGCTTCAGTGGTTTCAGTATCGATGGCGTGGCAGATTTTGTGCAGAACGACGTCGTCGGTAATGCCAGCACAATGCTTGGGTATGTTTCTGATGCGATGAAAGTGGTGGATTCTGCCGTATCGGATGCCGCCAGGCTGTTGCAGGGGGATATCTCGGTACTTCTGCCGCCGCCATCGTCAGGCAAAAATTTCGTTGAGCAGGTGCAGAAAATGTGGCGTACCGGGAAACGCCTTTATGGTAACGCCAGCGACCTGGTCACCATGATCAAAACGCTTTCCGGTGTCAGCCTCGGCAGCGATCTGCAACCGCGCGGCGTCTGGAAAACGGACAGTAAAACCACCGCCACGGCGACGCAGCAGCGTAACGTGGTTGCCAGCACCCTTCGTACGACCGCAATCAGCGAAGCGGCGTATGCCGTCACACGATTGCCTGCGCCCACAACTTCCGCGGTGATGCAGAATGCCACAGTGGGGCAGTCAACAACACCCGCGCAGAGCACCGGCTGGCCTTCTGTCACGCATCCGGCACTGAACAATGCACCGGCGGTGAAAAACACGGTTGACCTGCCAACGTGGGAAGAACTGACCGACATTCGCGACACACTGAATACGGCAATTGATAAGGAGTTGTCCCGTACAACCAGTGATGCGCTGTTTCTGGCGCTGCGCCGGGTGAAAGCAGATCTGAATGCGGATATCAACATGCGCCTTGAACAGTCTGCACGGATCATTCAGCGCACGCCGGATGAGGTTTTACCCGCGCTGGTGCTGGCGGCGACCTGGTTTGATAACGCGGCGCGTGACGCGGACATTATCCGGCGTAATGCCATTACGCATCCCGGCTTTGTGCCGGTGATCCCTCTGAAGGTGCCAGTGCAATGAACGACAATGTCACGCTACGGGTAAATGGCCGGGAGTGGAATGGCTGGACATCGGTGCGCATCGGTGCCGGTATTGAACGGCTGGCGCGGGATTTCAGTGTGGAGATCACTCGCCAGTGGCCGGGAGATGAGGGTATCACCACGCTTCAGCCGCGCATTAAAAACGGTTCAAAAGTGGAAGTGCTGATTGGTGATGAGCTGGTGATCACCGGCTGGGTGGAGGCGACTCCCGTTCGTTACGATGCCCGTTCGGTCAGCACCGGTATTGCCGGACGTAGTCTGACGGCTGACCTGATTGACTGTGCAGCCGAACCGACACAGTTTAACGGACGCTCGCTGGTGCAGATTGCGCAGGCGCTTGCTGCGCCTTTCGGCATTGAGGTGGTGAACAGCGGTGCGCCGTCGGGTGTTATTCCTGATGTTCAGCCTGATCACGGTGAAACGGTGATTGAGGTAATCAACAAAATACTCGGTCAGCAGCAGGCACTGGCTTACGACGACCCGCACGGCAGGCTGGTGATTGGCGGTATTGGCTCAACGCGGGCACATACTGCGCTGGTACTCGGGGAAAACATCCTTTCCTGCGATACGGAGAAGAGTATCCGGGAGCGATTTTCTGTTTACCAGGTGGCGGGGCAGCGTGCCGGAAACGACGATGATTTCGGTGAGGCCACCACCACCGCGCTGCGGGCCCGCACAGAGGACGCATTTATTGCCCGTTACCGTCCGATGTATATCAGGCAGACAGGGCAGGCTACGGGGGCAGGCTGTATTGCCCGTGCGGACTTTGAAGCCCGACAACGGGCGGCGCGGACGGATGAAACCACCTATGTGGTGCAGGGCTGGCGACAGGGTAACGGTACGCTGTGGCAGCCCAACCAGCGGGTGATTGTCTTTGATCCGGTCTGTGGTTTCGACAATACCGAACTGCTTGTTTCGGAAGTCACGTTTACTCAGGACCAGAACGGCACCCTGACGGAAATCCGTGTCGGCCCACCTGATGCTTATCTGCCTGAACCCGAAGATCCCGGTGCGCGGAAAAAGAAAAAAGCCAGAGTACAGGAGGACCCGTTCTGATGAGGACGATTGAAGCCATGCAGCGACAACTTCTCGGCCTGATTGGGCGGGCAGTGGTGAAAAGCATCAGTGCCGCCACGAAATGTCAGACCGTGGATGTGTCCCTGATTGCCGGTGAACCCAAAGCCGGGGTTGAACATCTTGAACCCTACGGTTTTACCGCAAGGGCAAACAGCGGTGCGGAAGCGGTGGTGTTGTTTCCGGATGGCGACCGTTCTCATGCGGTGGTTGTTACGGTGTCGGACCGGCGCTACCGCCTGAAAGGGCTGCAGACGGGTGAGGTGGCTGTCTATGACGATCAGGGGCAGTCTGTGACGCTGACCCGGGAGGGGATCGTGGTGGACGGTGCAGGTAAAACGATCACGTTTCGCAATGCGCCCAGAGCACGTTTTGAAATGGACCTGGAAGTGACCGGACAGGTGAAAGACCTGTGCGACTCCGGCGGTACCACCATGTCAGCGATGCGGCTTGCCTATAACGGGCATCGTCACAGAGAGAACGGTCAGGGCAGTAACACCGACAAACCTGATAAAGCGATGGAGGCATGATGGAACTGTGGCTGACGGTGAACGGTAAACGCACCTGCGCCAGCGCAGAACTGGATCCGCTGACCCGCGCCGTGGTGATTTCCCTGTTTACCTGGCGGCGGGCGGAGCCTGATGACAACGCCGACGTCCCGATGGGATGGTGGGGGGATACCTGGCCTGCGGTACAGAATGACCGTTACGGCTCCCGACTGTGGCTGCTTCAGCGCAGCAAACTGACCAATCAGCTGGTGCAGACGGTAAGGGGGTATATCCGCGAATGCCTGCAATGGATGATTGATGACGGCGTGGTGTCCCGTATTGATCTGGATATCCGCCGCACCGGGATTAATGAACTGGGTAACAGTATCACTCTCTGGCGTCGTGACGGACCGGTAATGATTTCTTTTGATGATCTGTGGAGTGCGATAACGCATGGCGGACAGTGAATTTCAGCGCCCGACGCTGGCAGAAAATATCAGTATGCTCCGTAACGATTTATTCGCCAGGCTGGACGTCAGCGACACGCTCCGGCGCATGGATGAAGACGTGCGGGCAAAGGTGTATGCGGCGGCGCTGCATACGGTTTACGGTTACATCGATTATCTGGCAATGAACATGCTGCCTGACCTGTGCGATGAGTCCTGGCTGGCGCGACATGCTGCGATGAAACGGTGTCCGCGCAAGGGGGCCACGGCTGCCAGCGGGTATATGCGCTGGGAAGGTGTCAGCGATGGCCTGAAGGTGACCGCCGGGAGTGTTATTCAGCGCGATGACCTGGTTCAGTACACGGCAACTGCCGATGCAACCAGCTCCGGTGGTGTCCTGCGCGTGCCGATCGCCTGCTCAAGTGCAGGTGCGGTCGGTAACGCTGACGACGGTACGGCATTAATCCTGGTCACGCCGGTGAATGGTCTGCCGTCTTCCGGTGTGGCTGACACCCTTACAGGCGGATTTGATACTGAAGAGCTGGAAACGTGGCGCGCCCGCGTCATTGAGCGGTATTACTGGACGCCTCAGGGCGGGGCTGACGGGGACTATGTCGTCTGGGCTAAAGAAGTGCCCGGCATTACCCGCGCATGGACATACCGTCACTGGATGGGAACGGGAACTGTCGGTGTGATGATTGCCAGCAGTGACCTGATTAATCCCATTCCGGAAGAATCAACGGAAACGGCAGCAAGACAACATATCGTGCCACTGGCCCCGGTGGCAGGCTCTGATTTGTATGTATTCAGGCCGGTGGCGCACAAAGTGGATTTTCATATCCGCGTGACGCCGGACACACCAGAAATACGAGCCGCCATCACCGCGGAGTTGCGTTCGTTTCTTCTGCGTGATGGTTATCCGCAGGGAGAACTGAAGGTATCGCGTATCAGTGAGGCGATTTCCGGTGCGAACGGGGAATACAGCCATCAGTTGCTTGCACCGGCAGACAATATCTCCATTGCAAAAAATGAACTGGCGGTACTGGGGACGATTTCATGGACGTGACAAACGATGATTACATCCGTCTGTTGTCGGCACTGTTGCCCCCCGGTCCGGCGTGGTCAGCCAGCGATCCGGCGATTGCCGGTGCGGCACCGTCATTAACCCGTGCTCATCAGCGTGCGGATGCCCTGATGCGGGAGCTGGATCCGCGCACCACCACCGAACTGATAAACCGCTGGGAGCGTCTGTGCGGCCTGCCGGATGAATGTATTCCGGCAGGGACGCAGACCCTTCGCCAGCGTCAGCAACGGCTGGATGCGAAGGTTAACCTGGCGGGTGGCATCAATGAGGATTTTTACCTTGCGCAGCTTGCTGCCCTGGGCAGACCAGATGCCACCATCACGCGATACGACAAAAGCACGTTCACCTGCTCATCGGCCTGTACTGACGCGGTGAATGCGCCGGAATGGCGGTATTACTGGCAGGTCAATATGCCAGCTGCCACCAACACCACCTGGATGACATGTGGCGATCCCTGCGATTCCGCACTGCGTATCTGGGGGGACACCGTTATCGAGTGCGTGCTTAACAAACTCTGCCCGTCGCATACCTACGTAATTTTTAAATATCCGGAGTAATCCATGCATCGTATAGACACGAAAACCGCGCAGAAGGATAAGTTCGGCGCGGGTAAGAACGGTTTTACCCGTGGTAACCCCCAGACCGGCACGCCTGCCACCGATCTGGATGATGACTACTTTGACATGTTGCAGGAGGAGCTCTGCAGCGTGGTGGAGGCATCCGGTGCCAGCCTGGAGAAGGGGCGGCATGACCAGCTGCTTACCGCGCTTCGTGCGCTGCTGTTAAGTCGCAAAAATCCGTTGGGCGATATCAAATCGGACGGCACGGTGAAAACGGCTCTTCAAAACCTTGGTTTGGGAGATACAAGCGGATACGTGGGACGCCGGCTGAGTACCCGGGCTTTCGCGTCATCAGGTACGTATACCCCATCACCAGAAACAAAACGGATCAGGGTCACAATAACGGGCGGCGGTGGCGGAGGGGGTGGCTGCCAGGCTATATCCAGTAACGAAACGTTTTTCGGTGCTGGCGGTGGGGCCGGAGGGACAGTAATCACCATACTGACCCCGACACAGAATAGTTATCCTGTCACTATCGGCGCAGGTGGGGCCGGCGGCGTTGGTGCGACGAACGGCCTCAAGGGCGGTGATAGCTCGTTCGGATCGGTAATAGCCCCTGGTGGTGAAGGCGGCGGAAAAGTAGGAGTCACAAACACAAACGGCGGTAACGGAGGCGTACCGAATATTGGCGATATCCGCATCACTGGTGGAGATGGAGGCGACGGTCAGTCCGGGAATATCAGCGTCAGCGGTGAAGGCGGTGCATCGTACTGGGGAGGCGGTGGACGTGCAGGCGCTGGCGGTGGCGTTAGAGGCAGGGCATTTGGTTCAGGCGGAGGTGGTGCATACGATGCAGGTTATAGCGGAACCAGTATGACGGGCGGGAAAGGTGCTGATGGGGTTTGTATTATCGAGGAGTTTGCATAATGAATGCGTCATATGCAGTTATTGAAAATGGGATGGTTGTGAATGTCATTGTCTGGGATGGCGAGGATGAATTCACTGTGCCGGATAATCTGCAGCTCATTAATATTTCTGATATCAGTGAGCAGCCCGGAATCGGCTGGGCGTATTCAGACGGGGTATTTACTGCGCCGCTCCCTCCGGAACGTTCTCATGATGAACTGGTAGCTGACGCTGAACAGAAAAAACAGTCGTTGATAGACGCAGCAATGGTCAATATCAGCGTGATTCAGTTAAAGCTGCAGGCCGGGCGCAAACTGACGCAAGAAGAAACTACCCGACTTAACGTTGTGCTGGATTATATCGACGCTGTGACGGCAACAGATACCAGCACCGCACCGGATGTCATCTGGCCTGAACTGCCGGAGGAGTAGGCCATTCAATATCTGGCGCACTGGAGGTATCAACCAGCTCCAGTGCATCCAGATAATCCAGCCACAGATTAAACTGCACTTTTTATCATCAGACAATCGTCCAGGCGCGAGCCTGGATGCTGGCATCTCTGCCCAATTTAAATTTGAGAGGTAATTATGTTAACAGTTAATCCACCAGTATGTGCCGGGTGCCTGCGGGTAAGTGGCGGCGGCAACCTCGTGAACCATCCCCCAATCCAGAGCTGTGGAGGCATTGGCTATGGTGGCGGCGGAGATAACCTCCTTCCACTCATTGCGGCTCTTACTGAGCTCAATCTGACTCTCCAAAATATCGACAAAACGCTCCAGGTCATTATTGAGACACGCGCTCCACTCACTGACGCGTGAGTGATCCACGCTTGGGCCCATCAAGCCCCAGTGAAAAGGATGCAGTAAGAACCGACTCCCAGGATTCGCCTTACGTTCAGACCCTGCAAGAAAAATGATATTAGCGACTGATTCAACATTGCTAAGGTTATGGGTCTTTACTGGGATTGGTAGGGCCTTTAGAAAGTGATAAGCAGTAAAACCTGCAACGAGGTCACCGCCCGGACTGGAAATGTAAATGTTTAACTCAGTCGCCCCCTGATTGATAGCTCCAAGGCAATTGCTAATTAAAGCGTTAACGGTGGACTGATTTACGGGCACCGTGAAATTCATAGTATGCAGCATCACTATCTCCTTGTTTAGTTAGTGGACACATTACCTTGGGAGCAATAAAAAACATAACGCATACTGCATGCTTAGTTGGTGACCGGCGATCTAAGTTTAGCAAGGATGCATATCTGAAGGCGATACGCTGGTGGTCTGAAAGCGTGACCGCCTCGGTCGCAGCATGCGACATCTTGTTGGGTTAGTGGAGGAACTGCGGGAGAAAGGTGTTAACTTCCGGAGCCTGACGGATAGCATCGATACGAGTACGCCTATGGGGCGCTTCTTCTTTCATGTGATGGGTGCCCTGGCTGAAATGGAACGAGAACTGATTGTTGAACGAACAAAAGCTGGCCTGGAAGCTGCTCGCGCACAGGGACGAATTGGTGGACGACGTCCCAAACTTACACCAGAACAATGGGCACAGGCCGGACGATTAATTGCATCAGGTGTTCCTCGCCAGAAGGTGGCGATCATCTATGATGTTGGTATATCGACACTGTATAAGAAGTTTCCGGTCGGAGATAAATGAAACCGTAGCACGTCGTATGCAAGATCGTGCTGCGGTTTATGCTTATCACTTAAAGACTCAAAAATTAGGTGAGTAACGGACCGGGGACATAGCTCCTTTTTTTCTTAATTCATCTGGTATTTTTTTTCCAAGATAAAGATTTGCTATTTCAGGTGGGGCTTCTCGGCCTTCAAAACCATAGCGAGAACTTTGTGTTGCCTCAAAGTCAGGATCCTCGTCCCAGTATTTCATCGTAGGGAAATTTTCACGTGTTGATTTGAGCCATTTATCAGCAATGAAAACCCCTCGAACGATTCCCCTTACAGTAGCAAGAATGACTTCTGCTTGGCTGGCGCGAGAGACATTAATGCGCCAGCTAAATCGAACCGCATCATAAAGCTCTGAATCCTTTGCACTTCTGTTAACGGAAATCATTAATGCTTTATGATGAAATGTTATGGTTTCGGGTTGATATGTTGCTATCAACTCTTTGACATGCGCGGCGCCGAATTCATTGCTGCCAGCACCATTCATGATATTCGTTAACCCAGGGTAGGCATCAATAAGTGCAGCTTCAACTTCGTACGCCGTCTTTTCATCAGTCATTCCGTGTCGATGGATGACATGGATAACTTCAAGTCCTGCTAACCTTATTTCTCTAATTTGCTTTAGCTTGTTGCTCAGTAACTCGTCATCATCAGTCGCTGCCACTTCACCGCGCATATGGGCAAATACGCGGTTACCTTTGCCTTTCCCTACATAGAAGGTGCTTCCGTCCCTCGGATCAATCAATCGGTATACATACCAGCCAAGGTGTTCAATTACTCCAGAAGGAAACTCAGTAATATCCATTTTGCAATATCTATGAATTATTTGTGAGACGTATATTAATGAACATTGCAAGGGCTCACAACCAGTAGTGTTGAGAAAACTATCGGGTAAATGAGGCTAATCATTTGAATTTACATAGTAAAAAAGATACTTTTCCTCATAGTGTGAGCTAATTTTATGTTTCGTTTGATGATCGGACCGGTCTCAAAAACCGCAGGCACGTTGTATGCGTTAATTTATGAACAAACTACTTGTCTGCTGTTTTTCTGTCATTAGTCGTATATAGAATGATTCTCTATGCCTAACAAAGCATCACCAGTGCTAGATTACGTTGTAGTCACTGTTTAAATATCCAGATAAAACATTTCCTTCTGGGTTGAATGAGTGATAAAGTTTCACCCATTAGACCCCTTGGAGGAATTATGTCTGAATTTGAAGTGTTGGCACAGCATCTGCTGAAGGAAGCCGAGGCGGAAGAAAAGCTGCGACAGGAAAATGATAAAAAGCTTATCGAGAAAGTGCTGGAAATCTATGATCAGAAGTATGTGGCTGAATTACTGAGAAAAGTCGGAAAAAATGAGTGGAGCCGTGAAACCATTAACCGCTGGATTAATGGCAAGTGTTTACCAAAATCGTTGACTTCAGTAGAAGAGTCTCTTCTGCGTAAGATGCTACCAGAACCACCTGCAAACCATCCGGAATATGCTTTCCGCTTCATTGACTTATTTGCTGGAATTGGAGGGATACGGAAAGGTTTTGAGGCCATTGGAGGTCAGTGTGTTTTTACCAGTGAATGGAATAAAGATGCTGTGCGTACATACAAGGCCAACTGGTTTAACGATGAACAGGTGCATAAATTCAATCTCGATATTCGGGAAGTCACGCTGAGTGATAAAACCGATGTATTGGAAACGGATGCTTATGCATATATTGATGAGCATGTGCCGGATCATGATGTGCTTCTTGCGGGGTTCCCGTGCCAGCCATTTAGCCTTGCTGGTGTTAGTAAGAAAAACTCACTTGGTCGTGCGCATGGTTTTGAATGTGAAGCACAAGGAACACTTTTTTTTGACGTGGCACGTATTATACGAGCAAAAAAACCGGCAATTTTTGTGCTGGAAAATGTCAAAAATCTGAAGAGCCATGATAAGGGTAAAACTTTCAAAGTCATTATGGAGACCCTTGACGAGCTGGGCTACGAAGTTGCCGATGCTGCAGAAATGGGAAAAAACGATCCAAAGATTATCGATGGGAAGCATTTTTTGCCTCAGCATCGTGAACGCATTGTTCTGGTCGGATTTAGACGAGATCTGAATATTCACAAGGGGTTTACCTTGCGTGATATCAGTCGTTTTTATCCGGAACACCGCCCATCATTTGGTGAATTGCTGGAGCCTGTAGTCGACAGTAAATATATACTTACGCCAAAACTATGGGAGTACCTTTATAACTACGCCAAAAAGCATGCAGCCAAGGGGAATGGTTTTGGCTTTGGGTTGGTCAATCCTGAGAATAAGGAAAGCATTGCACGCACACTTTCTGCCAGATATCACAAAGACGGATCAGAAATTCTTATTGATCGTGGTTGGGATATGGCAACGGGAGAGGCTGACTTTATGAATGAGAGTAACCAGGCTCGTCGACCACGCAGGCTGACTCCCCGAGAGTGCGCACGCCTTATGGGGTTTGAAAAACCTGGAGGGAAACCATTCCGTATTCCGGTTTCAGATACTCAGTCATATCGGCAGTTCGGTAACTCCGTTGTGGTGCCAGTATTTGAAGCCGTTGCCAGACTTCTGGAACCCTATATCCTCAAAGCTGTTTCTGCTGATGCTGGTAAGACTGGGCAGCCTTGA